CTTCCCGGTCATGTCGCCGGCCCGCCAGCGCACGCCGTACGACACCAGCCGCTCCGCGATCACGCGCATGACGTCCCGGTGGTGCACGAACACTACGACCTTGCCCAGCGCGCCGTCGGCCAGCTCGGCGGCCAGCATCTCGGCCGCGGCGGCGGCTTTGGCGGTGCCGCAGAGACGCCGCCACGTCGCGAACTCCAGCGACTCGCTGGCCGCTGCCAACCCGTTGCCCTCCGCAACGGCGCCCTCCCAGGCGGCCCGCACCATGGCGTTGGCCCGCTGCAGGTCGGGCGGCAACCGCCCGGTGCCGACCACGACCTGCTCGAAGCGCCGCTCAGGCAGCGACAGGCACTCCGACTTCAGCCTGCGCAGGAACTTGCCGGCCAGCTTGGCGCGCAGCTCGCCCAGATTCTTGTTGCCGACCACCTTGACACGGTCGGGCGTGTAGTCGCTGTGCGCGAGCTGGCAGTAGCGCTCGCGGAACATCGTGTAGCCGGCGAACTCGTCGGGCCAGAGCGCCCACAGCGGCGCCCACAACTCGGCGGCGTTGTTGGGCATCGGCGTGCCGGTCAGCGGCCAGACGCGCGGGAACTGCGCGACCAGCCGCGGCACGTCGGGCTTCGCCCTGACGCCCCACAAGCGCTTGCTGCGCTGGGCCGTGCGGTTCCGGAAGTTGTGCGCCTCGTCGACCACCAGCAGCTCGAACTTCGCCGCTCGCAGTTGTGCCCAGACGCGCGGCGACCGCAACAGGTCGTGGGTGACGAGTACGACCGCGCTGCCGTCGAGCTGCACGTCGCCGGCGTCGATGATCTGGACCGTCCGGTTCGGAGACCAGACGCTCCACTCGCGCGCCCAGTTCAGCAGCACCACGCTCGGACAGCAGACCAGTACGCGGTTGCACTTCGCAGCGTCGGCGGCGACGATCGCCGTCACGGTCTTCCCGAGGCCCTGCTCGTCCCACAGCATCGCGCGATCGCGCGCGGCCAGGAACTCGGCGCCGGAAACTTGGTGCTCGTAGAGCTGCATCGACGGCGTTGATTACTACCAGCCGCGCCGCGGGGCTGTCAAAGACTTTCCCGCAATTTTCTTTTCTGTTGCGCAGCGCCGGTGCCGTGGTAGGTTCCGCGCCATCATGTCTGACGCGCTCGCGCGGTTGCTGTCTCTCCCCCTCTTCGCCGACTGGAGCAAGCACCGCAGATGGCTGCGGTGGACGCTGCGCGAAAACGCCGGCGGCAGGCGCACCAAGGTCCCGGACTGCAGCACGCGCGATGCGTCCAGGTGGCGCGAACTCGCCGACGTGCTAGAAGAAGGACCGATCAACGACGCCACCGGCATCGGACTCGTGATGACCGGCGGCCTGCTGAAACCGGAACGCTCGCCGGTGCTCTGCGTCGACATGGACGCATGCCGCGACCCGAAAACTGGCGCCGTGTCGGACTGGGCCGAAGAGACGCTCAACGTCGCCGGCCGCAGCTACTGCGAGGTCAGCCCGTCAGGCTACGGGCTGCATCTTTGGATCGCCGCGGCCGACGGCCTCTTCAAGCTGGGACAGCGCACGCGCACGACGCTGAAGGCGCCCCCGCCGCCCCACTGCGAGAAGCTTCCCGAGTGGCAGGTCTTCGGCACCGGCCCTGCCGGCTACGTGACGATGACCGGCGACCACTACCTCGGCAGCGGGCTCCAAGTCCGTGACGTCTAGCTTCCTCGACTGGGCGCGCGAACGCTTCGGCATCGGTGAAGACACCGGCGCCGCGGGCGGAGTGGTGGCGCTGCCGAAGGGCCAGGGCGCGCCGCCAAGCGCCGACGAGATCGCCGCGACCTTCGAGGCCGTCGAGCCGCACCACGCGGCGATGCTCGACGCCGACTGGCACCACCTGCGCGACGTCATCGGGCACCCTGGCTGGTCCGCGAACGAAGCCTTCGCGGAAGTCGAGCGCTCGGTGCTGCTCGCCGCGCGAGGGCACGGCGAAGCGGCGCTCAGCTTCCTGCTGACGCGTACCGCGTGGGGCCGCGGCGAAGTGGACGACTCCAAGGAACCGGCGCGCTATGGACGGCGCAACTGGGTCAGCCGCGACCTCGCGCGCGTCGCCAGCAAGCGTCCCGGCGCTGCGCAAGCCTTCAGCCAGCCCGCCAAGCAGGTGGCCGCCGAGTGGTTCAAACCCGACACGGGGGCAGAAAAAAGTTCAGAATCTGGTTTCGATTCGCTGCTCCAGGATGCCGACGAGTTCCTGGCCGAAGCCGGCGGCTACGAGTTCCTCGTGCACAACCTGATCCCGCGCACGGGCCTGGGACAGTTCTACGGCGACAGCGCCGCCGGCAAGACGCCGTTCGTGCTATCGCTCGCGCTGCACGTCGCCTTCGAGCAGCTCACGCACTGGTTCGGGCACGAGGTCGACGTGCACGGCCCCGTGGTCTACATGATCGGCGAGGGCCGCGACGGCCTGAAGAAGCGCCTGCGCGCCGAGCTGCAGCACCACGGCATCGAGCTTGGCAAGCGGCCGCCGCTCGTCGTGACGCGGCAGCCTGGGCAGCTCTGCGACGCCGAAGACGCGGCCCGGTGGCTGCGAGCCATCCGGAAGCGCTTCCCGGACGGCATCGCGCTACTCGTCGTGGACACGCAGGCGCAGAACTTCGGCCCCGGCAACGAGTCCGCCACCGACGACATGAACCGCTTCGTGCAGCACCTGACGGCGCTGTCGCGGCAGCTCCGCTGCTGCTGCGTGCCGGTGCACCACATGGGGCACGGCGACAAGACGCGCATGCGCGGCAGCTCGGTGATGCTGCCGGCCTGCGACTTCGCCTTCCAGGTGCAGAAGATCGGCAAGCTAGGCGCGCACGCCTTCAGCGCCAAGGCGAAGGACTGGGCAGAGCCGGAGCCCCTGCGCGGCGAGCTGCAGGTCGTCACCGTGGGGCAGGACGAGAAGGGGCGCGACGTCACGACGGTCGTGCTGCGCACCACCCCGGCGGACTTCGACGCCGCGGCGGACGACCTGACCGACCTGCTGGTCGACCCGGTGCTCGGCGCGCTGTGGAAGGCGGCGGCGAACCTGGGCAACGTGAAGACGCGCTTCTCGCGCCGGGAGACGATCGCGCTGGCAGGTCTGAAGCGTGGAAAGGTCGTCGACGAGGGCCTGGATCGGCTGCACGTTTTGGGCTTGATAAAAAACACATACCTAGGCGCGAAAAAGAATACGGCCGGAACCAGCCTGAACCAGTGCGCATTTCTGGAGCTTACAGAGAAAGGACTTACGTGCGCCGGACCAGAATGATTTGCTATTATCAAACATCTGCTAGTTTACGTCCGTTGAACCAGCAGGAAACCAGCAGAACCAGCTCGGCGGTGTGGCCCTTACAGGACAAGTAGTTATGGCGACCGGAACCATTCAGAACCAGCAGAACCACAACGAAAAAAGACACGATCCGCGCGCGGGACTCTCTCTTAAGAGAGTCCGCGGCGCAGGATGTCCTGGGCAGAACCACTCCTTTGGTGTTTTATACCAAGGAGCAGAAACCCGGTGAAGTCCAACAAGAAGGCCCCTCCGACCGTCGAGTTCTTCGTGCCCGGTCAGCCCGCCGCGTGGCCCCGGCCGGTGAAGTCGAAGCACGGGCACGTCTACCCGAACCGCAGCGCCGACCCCTGGGGGCACCAAGTGCGTGCTAGTGCGATCGAGCGCATCACCCGAGAGTTCCCGACGGCGCTGACGACCGCGAACCCTGAGAGCATGTGGCCGCGCGACGGCGCGTTCCACGTCGCGATCGGCTTCGGCTTCCTGCGACCGCAGACGCACTACAAGAACAAGGCGTACCAAGTGCCTCGACTGCTCAGGGACACGGCGCCGGTGTCGATGCTGAAGCGGCCCGACGTCGACAACCTCGCGAAGATGGTGCTCGACGCGCTCGGCGCGTGGAACGACCTGCCGCCGCTGCTGTGGTTCGACGATGCGCAGGTGGTGTGGGTGCAGTCGCACAAGTACTGGCTGCGAGTCCCGACCGTCGGCGCGCGCGTTCGTGTATGGTGGTATCCGCAATGACTTCTTCTTGCGATCTATGTGGGCGGCAGCTTGATCCGCAGACTTTCCCGGGAGCTTCCGAGGAGTACCGCGACGTCTTCAATCGCGAACCGGATTTTTCCGACGCCAGCCTTGGGCGGTGCTGCGACTCTTGCTACCACGACAAAGTGCTGCCGAAGATGCTGACTTCCAAGATCATCACCACCCCAGAAGCTGTGCGTGCGTTGCATCGCGCAGCGAAGAAGCAAGATCAGTGAAGACGCTCGACATCACCGTTGGTGAATGCACGCGGCTCTGCCGACGGCGCTCAAAGATGAAGGTCGCCGAGGCCGCGGCGATGTGCGGCGTCAGCACGCAGACGCTGCGACGCTGGGAGACCGATCCGGGCGACCCGCGGTCAACGCAGCTCGAACCGCACGAGTGGTGCCTCGTGCGCCGCGAGCGCGCCGGCTTCACGCTCGGCCAGCTCAGCGAGATGACCGGCCTCGGCACGTCGTGGATCAACCGCGCCGAGCGCGGCATGCTCAAGCCTGAGCAGGTCGGCGCGTTGGTGCAGTTCTGGGAGCGACAGCGATGACCAAGCACGTCTTCGACGGCACGTTGTGTTTCTGCGGCTACCGCCACCGATCGCCGCGGCGTGCGGAGAGGGTCGCGCGCAGCACGAGCTGGTGCTATGGGCCTGCAAGGACACGCCGCCCATCGACAAGCACGCGAGTGGCGCGGGCAACGTCATCGGCGCGCAGCGCACGGGCAACGAGCACCACACCACCGAGAAGCCGGTCGGCCTGCTCGTCGAGCTGCTCGGCAATACGCCGTTCGCGACGACGGTCTACGACCCGTTCGCCGGCAGCGGCTCGACGCTGCTCGCCTGCGAGCAGGCCGAGCGCCAATGCTTCGCGATGGAAATGGACCCGGCGTACTGCGACGTCGTCGTGCAGCGCTGGGAAGCGATGACCGGCGAGCGGGCCAAGCGCAGCGGCCAGCCGGCCAGCATCGAGGACTTGATCGGATGACCACCAACGAGCTGCCCGTCGATCCGAGCGCCGAGCGCGCCGTCGTGCACGTCATCCGCGGCCGCGGCCGGCGCCTCGACCTGATCGCGGTCTGCGACCGCTACGCGCGCGAGGAGAACACGACGCTTGAGAAGATGATGTGGAACGTGGTGAAGGGCCTGAGCAACGCCGCGATCCAGGGCGACGTGCCGGCCGCGCGCGAACTCATCAAGCTGTTCGCGCGCCTCGACACGCCCCACATCGTGCAGATGCCCGCGCCGGCGGCGACGACCGCGTCGAGCAGCAACGGCGTCCCGATGCTGCCCGACGCCGGCGAACTCGCCGACGCGATCGAGGACTTGCACGACTTCACCGACCAGCTCCGGCGCGAGCGGCCGACGATCCGGCTCGTGCGACCGGAGCCGAAGACGATCGAGGACTTGATGTGACGACGATCGACCTCGGCGACAAGGCCGTGCTGCAGTTCGAGCGGATGTGCCCGCAGACGCTCGGCAACCCCTACATGGGGCCGCTGTCGCTGCCGCATCCGAAGCAACGGAAGCTGCTCGGCGCGCACGTCGGCTGCGAGAAGCCCGTGTTCGAGATCCTGTTCGGCGGCGCGGCCGGTGGCGGCAAAAGCTACGGCCTGCTGATCGCCGCGGCGCAGTACGCGTGGCACTACCCGCAGTTCCGCGCCGTGCTGCTGCGCCGCTCGCGCACTGAGGCGAAGCTGCCCGGCAACCTGATCGACAAGGCCAAGCGGCTGTGGCTACCCGCCGGCGTGAAGTGGCTCGGCGACGACAGCGCCTTCGAGTTCCCGAGCGGCGCGCGCGTCGTGATGGGCTACCACGACGGCACGACGCGCGACGACCTGCAGTTCTACGGCAGCGACTGGCACCTGATCGGCTTCGACGAGCTGACGCACTGGCCGCTGGAGTCGACCTACGAGCTGCTGCGCAGTCGATGCCGCAAGAACATCGACGACCCGATCCCGCTGCGCATGATCGCGACGAGCAACCCGGGCGGCCCGGGGCACGACTGGGTGAAGCGGCGCTTCATGGGTGGCGTCGACCCGGCGACGCAGCAGGTCGTCGCCGCGGTGGGCAGCTACATCCCGTCGCGCATCGACGACAACCCGTCGCTCGACCGCGAGCCCTACAAGGAGACGCTGCGCGACATGCACCCGACGCGGCGCCGGCAGCTGCTCGACGGCGACTGGTCGGCGCGCGACCCGGGCGACTACTTCCGCGTCGAGTGGTTCGGGCCGATGCTCGACCCGGCCGAGAGTGTCCTGCCGACCTCCGAGACGGTCCGCGTGCGCTGGTGGGACCTCGCCGCCAGTGAGAAGCAGGACGCCGCGCGCACTGCCGGCGTGCTGATGGCGCGCGTGCGCGCGGGCTGTCGCTTCGTCGAGCACGCGACGGCGTTCAAGGCGACGCCCGGCAAGCGCGACGACAAGATCGTGCAGCAGGCGCACATCGATGGCCGGCACGTCGTCGTCGGCATCGAGATCGAGGGCGGCTCAGGCGGCATCGCGCAGTTCGACGCGCTGCAGACGCGCCTGAAGGCCGAGGGTTTCCGCGTCGTCGGCGCTCGGCCGCAGGAGGCGCGGCAGCTCACCTGGAAGGAGAACAGCGCCATGGCCAGGAACTCGGTCGGGCTCGACGCCAAGCAGCGTCGCGCCGACCCGGTGGCGTCGTGCCTGGAGCGCGGCTACCAGCGCCGGGGCGAGTGCGGCAACACCGGCGGCAAGTGGTGGGGCGCCGACAAGGACTTGCCGCCGCTGACGCAGCGGGATGGCCTGCGCCTGTTCGCCGGGCCGTGGACGCAGGGTTACGTCGACGAGCTGGAAGGCTTCCCCGAGGCCGCGCTGTGCGATCAGGTCGACGCAACCAGCGGGGCCTGGGCTTGGCTCGAAGCGCACGCCTTCGGGCGCAGGGAGCCCCCAGCGGCCGCCCAGGCGACGGTGAAGCCGGACGGCCCCGACACGCATCCCGACGACCGGCCCGACGGGGGTGACGCGATGGCCGGCGACCGGGACTCGGCGGGCCGCTGGCGGCCGTAGGAAAATGTTTGAAAGTGTTTGACAGTCTGCGGCCCGGCTGGTCTACTTCACGCCATGGAAACCAACGCAAAGAACCTCCCCGCCCTCGCCGACCGGAACCACGAGGCTGCGCGCCTGCTGACCGAGTGGAAGGCGGCGGTTCCCTTGGCCGTCGACGACGCCGGCCGCGCGCGGTTGCGGGACCTCGCCGACCGCTTCCTCGAAGTGCGCTACCGCGACGGCGTGCGCGTGACGGTCACGGTTTCGGGTGGCGGCCTCGACCTGGAAGTGCTGTCGCTCGGCACGCGGAACGGTTCGATCTACGTCGTGCCGACGTGCGGCATCTACTCGATCCTGCGCGACGACGCCAACGACCCGCGCGTGGTGAAGCTGTGAACGCGCCACGACCGCACCCAACTGAGACCGCTGAGTATTGGGAAGCCTACGCTCGCAATGAGCGGGCATTCGCGGCGGAAGCAAAGAGCCGCCGCACCGCACCGGTCGAGTCCATCTTCATCCACGTTCGTAATGCGGAAGCGGCCGAACGGAGGGCTGCTGAGATCCGCGCGAAGGGAGGCAAGCTGTGAACCGCTGCAAGGGCTGCAAGGCGCCCCTGGCCTTCCGCCAGGACCGTAGCGAGAAGCACTGCGCGAAGTGCGCGAAGTGCGCCAAGCCCGGCAAAGTACTCAGCCGGCAGGCCGTACGCGTTCTCTGCACCGCCGAGCCCGACGACTCGAAGCAGTTCCTCGTCTGCCAGGGCCTCGACAAGCCGGTCATGCGCGACCGGAAGCCGGTGCACTGGCGGCTCGTCGCCCGGGCGAAGTCCTGGAAAATCGCCATGCTGTGCATGCACGTCCTGCGCCGGAAGGGTGGCGGGGCGATCGTCCTGCGCGACAGCCCGTTCTTGGAGTTCGTGCGGGAAAATGTTTGAAAGTGTTTGACAGTCTGCGGCCCGAATGGTCTACTTCACGCCATGGAAACCAACAACCGAAGCATCCTCGCACGAGTAGAGAAGGCCATCGTGCGCGAGGTTCTGACCCGCCTGCGTAGCGCAGGCTTCCTTCCCGTCTCCGTCTCTTCGGGTGGGGAAGACGAGATGTTCTTGGCGAGCGTCGACGAAACGGTAGACGCGATCTTTGAATACGCCGACGACGCCACGGTCAGGTTCAAGGACGGCGCGGACGGTAGTACTCGTCACTGGGTGCTGTTCGTCCTTGGTAACGGCGAGGACATCCTGAGCGACTACGGCGCCGACGGCGGGCACTTCCAGGCGACTGTCGACAAGTTCCTCGATGAGTTCGACGCTTGGTTCAAGGCGGTGGCACTGTGAACACCACGCAACTTCGCAGGAAGCTGACCAAGCTTCTTCCCGTCGGCGCCGAGCTGACCGACACCACGGAAGCATATACCGCCGTCGCTCCGCCGCGCACGCGGTGGGACGGCGACGTGCATGAATTCGTCTCCCCGTACTGGGTATGCGGGTCTGTCCAGCCCGGGGCTCGTGCCGACGCGTTGCTGGCGCTGTTCGAGCGCATCGCCGAAGCGATGGAGCACGGCGGCCCGCAGCCGTGCGTTGGTCCTTGCGACTGGTGCGCCGACCAATGAGCGCTGTCAAGAACCGTAACCGTCTCGCTCGCGTGCTGGCGCAACTGAAGCGCGTGACGAAGGAGCGCGACCGCATGAGCGCCTTGCTGTACGAGCGCGGCAAGGAGATCGGCCGCGCGACGCAGATCAAGCTGGCGCGCGTCGAGAACCCCGAGCGCCTCTACTTCGACAACACAATAGAGCTGCGCTGCGACGTCCGCGCCGTCGTGCTGCGCAAGACGACCGACGGTCGCCGCGTATGGCACCCCGACGAGTGCGGCGAGTTCCGCCTGTCGAAGCTGGTGCACACCGAGGCGGCTTCTCCCGAGATGCTGCGGCGGGTGTGCGACGACATCCTCGTCGAGATGTGCCGCGGTCCTTTGCGTCAGCCCGTTCCACAGTAGGATGCTGCGCCATGCGAACTCACCGCTCCGCGTTCTTCGCCGACTTGCGCGCCGTCTGGTTGCCGCTGCTGTGCGCGCTTGCCGGCATAGCCGCCATCGCGACCGCTGCCTCGGCGCAGACGATCGCCGTCGCGAATTACTCTGGCGCGGCGTTCGACGGCTGGCGGCGGACGACGACTGACGTCGAGCCGCCGGCGCTGAAGGGCACTGCGTCGGACGGCAGCACCTGGGTCGTCGGGCACGCCTTCGGCGTCGGCTTGCACGTCCTCGACGTGCGCCTGCACCTGGACCCGAACACCGCGCGCTCGGTGACGCTCACGCCCCTAGCCTCGACCGCGTGGACGCTCGCGCCGCTGCCGGCCGACCCGCTAGCGTTCTTCGGCGGCGTGCCAGTCGTCAACGGCACGGTCCTGCAACTGCTCACCGTCGAAGCCGACGGCGCGGCCTACGCGGCGCACTTCCGCTCGCGCATCGGGCCGATGCTCGTCGCCGAGCTGTGGGCGCAGTGGTATCCGGACCAGCCGGGCTGGTGCAGCGGCGAGGTCGTCGTCACCGCAAGCAACCCGTCGGTGCCTGACGTCGTCGCGACCGTGCCGGCCGGCGTCGCGCTGACGTGGGGCAACGCTTCGGTCGTGGTCGCCGGCACGTCGGGCAACGTGCTCGTCGCCGCCGGCGAGCAGCTCGGCGACGGACAGTCTCGCAGCATGCCCTTGACGATCGTCTGGCCGGCGCGTTTGCACGCCGCGACGGAGTGGACGTCGGCGGGCGCGGCAGTCGCGCAGGCCATCGCCGTGCAAGGGTGCGCAAACGTCTGGCCGCTCGGCAACCCCACTTCGGGGACGCCTGCGCTCACCTGGACGCGCTCGAACTTCGGCTCGGCGTTCGGGCAGCTCCACGCCTGGACGTCGGGACCGCTCGGCGTGAACGCATCGAGCAACGACACCGGCGCGCAGGAGGACGAGGTCTTCGTCGGCGCCGAGTGCGCCGCCGGCGTTCCCGGTGCCGCGACGGTCCGCTACCTGACCGCGCTGCGGCAGGCCGCGCGCCCGTGCCACCATCTCGAAGCGAACGGCGGCCCGCTGATCCTCGCGAACCACCCGAACCTCGTCTTCTGGGACGGGCGCCCGCACTGGTCGCTGTCCGTCTCGCCGGACCAACTCGGCAAGTCGCGCGGGCTGACGACGCTCGACACGCATGGTTGGTGGGGTCCGGACGTCGAACACGCCTTCAACGACACGTTGACCGTCTCCGCGCGGCTGACCGGCAGCGATGCGCTGCAGTTCGACCTCGAATGCGTCGCGCGCGTCTACCTGCTGCAGTGGACCGTGAAGCCGGGCCTCTCGACGTCGCAGGTCTACGCCGGCCGCGCGATTGGTTGGGAAGCCTTGCTCGTCTGCGACTGCTGGTGGACACTGCGCGACCGTGTGCTTGCTGCGCAAGTTCGGGACAGGTGGCTCGCTCGGCTTGACGCCATCCTGCTGCCGCAGTTGTCGGTCAAGGCGAACGACATCTGGGACGTGCGCCTCGACGACCCGAGGCTTGGCACTGGCGCGTGGTGGATTCCGTGGCAGGCGTCTGTCGGCGCCTACGGCATGGACCTTGGCGGCCGGACTTTTGGTCGTGCTGATGCTCGCGCACTTGCACTACGCGCTGCGCGCCGCGTCGTCTCGGATGCGTGGCTGCTGAACGGCACGCGCTGGACCTCGCGCGCGCAGGAGTCGGTCGACGGGACGCGCGGCACGGCCGACGAGTCGTTCAACCTCTTCGGTATGCCGATGTCGGTGGCCACGGTTCTGCTCGCCGATCCGACGGACGCGAAGGCGCTCGCGATCTGGCGGCAGCTCCAGGTCGACGCGGCCGGCGGCAACAAGTGGTTCCCGCCGGAGTTGGTCTTGCACTGAGATCCTTGTGGCAACGAGCATCTGCCGGTAGCGTTCCCGGCCATGCTCGGCGAAGACCTCATGCCGAAGTTGGGCGGCCTGCACGGCGTCGAGAAGCTTCGCGCCCTGCTGTTCCTGCACCCGGCCTCGCCGACTCCGATGCCGGACCCGCCGCCGTCAATGGCGGCTGGACGTCCGGACACGCTGACTGCCGAGGAGCAGAAGTGGCTGCTGTGGATCTATAGCGCGGTGCTGCAAGACGCGGAGACGACCGCGCGCCTGCGCCATGGCGTCGAGCTTGAGAAGACGCAACTCCGGAAGCGCAAGAAGGCGTTCGAGAAGGCGCAGCAGAAGCACCGCGAGGAAGTGGGCCGCGGCGAGGTCGTCCCGCGCAGCTACCACCAGGAACTCATCGCCGAGGAGTTGCGGGCGCAGGACGCGCTCCAGCGAGAAGTCCACCAGCTGACCGCGCAGTTGCACGAACTCTCTGATGGAGCGAAGAAGTAAATGGCCGTCTCCGCACCGTTCGCCGTCTCCGGTAGTGGGTTCACCGAGTTGCACCTGCTGCGCGGCGGCGCGACGGACTGGGACGCGCGGTGCTCGGACGACGCGGCGGGCGCGACCGGCTTCACGTCGCTCGGCACGATCACCGGCAGTCAGGACTTCGCGCGCTTCAACTTCACCAACGACAGCACGCACGCGCGCTACTTCTGGGTCAAGGACCACAACGACTCGATCTGGGTGCAGGTCGTGCGTCCAGCCTATGCGGCGGCGGCGCGTTTCACCGATCTCAGCGGCTGGCGCGTGCCGGTCCTGCAAAGCACGGGGCACAAGTCGATCTGGGTCAGCTCGACCGCGACGAATGCCGGCACGGGGTTGACGCTCGCTTCGCCGAAGCTCCAGTGGGACAGCAACGCGAACCCCGGGACGAACACGCTGTTCCAGTCTGGCGACGTGCTGCTCGGGAAGTGTGGCGACACCTTCACCACGCGGCAGTTCGACTGGCACCCGAACGGTGCCGGCGCGATCAACGCCGACGAATCGAACATCTCGTGCTATGGCGACTTCACGCTCGGCCGCCCGAAGTGCACCGCCGCCAGTGACAGCAGCATCCCGTTCAACCTGGGCAACACGGACAACCGTCCGCGGATCATGCTCCAGCACTGGGACGTGACGCAGAGCATCACCGCGCGCCGCAACTACTTCTTCAACAACAACACGACCGGGCAGATGCACTGCGTCGCCTTCCAGGCGGCCTACAGCGCGGGCACTGGCGGCGGCATCGACTGGATCTTCGAGGGCCTACACCTCCGCTACGGTTCCTTCGGCCTGATCTGCACCGGCAACAACGGCGCCAGCAACGAGCAGGCGCGGCTGACCGGCGTCACGCTGCACCGCTGCTGGATCGGTGACAGCTACGACTACGGGATCAGCGGTGCGAACGGTAACGCCGGCCCGCAGAACCCGTCCGGCCTGCTGCTGCACGCCATCGACAACCTGTCGATCACCGAGTGCTGGTTCCCGCGCAACGGCTTCAGCAGCGCGGCCGACACCATCTCGACGAACAGCGGGGGCACCGTCACCTACGGCGCGTCGTCGCTGATCGACTCCGCCGCGGCGTTCGTCATCGGCCCGTCGATCACCGTCACGTCTGGCACGACGACGTCGGTCAACGTCGCAGCCAACACGCTACCCGGCGTTAACACGATGCTCAGCGGGACGATCACCTTCACGAGCGGCGTGAACAACGGCTTGTCGAAGCGGATCACCGCGAACACCGCGAGCAGCATCACATGGTCCGGCGCGATCGGCACCGCGATCAACGGCGACACCTTCACATGCAACCTCAGCCCGGCTGGCCGCATGGTCGACGTCGGCGGGTTGCAGCGGCTCGTCTCGTCGGTCCCGGATCTGACGCACCTGACGCTGATCGAGGGCTGGGCCAACGGCGACTATGGCGCGCAGCCGTCGAACGGCACACTCTACCGCGTCTGCTGGTCCACGCCGTCGATCTTCCGGCACTGCCTCTACGGGCAGCGGAGCTGCACGAACGTCACCATCGACAACTGCTACTTCAGTGAAGCCGACTGCATGATGCGGTCGGGCGGGACGATTCAGAACTGCGTGTTCGCCATGATGTCGATCGGCATCTCGATGGAGGGCGTGCAGCGCGACGCCGTGTCCAACGCGGTGCTGTCGACGCAGGCGATGACCGTGCAGGACAACGCCTTCGACGGCTTCCGCGAGATCATCGACCGATTCAGCGGCGGCCAGCTCGGCTACTTCAGTTGGGACAGCAACGATGGCCAGGGCGGCGGCCACAACAACGGCTTCTTCACCTACCAGCGCAACCTGATCTACAGCGACGCGATCAGCTCCGAGCCGATGTCGGGCTTCGCCGGCGGGCAGGTGCAGTTGCGGCTGACGAACACCTTCACGGCCGCCGGCGCGACGATCGTCGACAACTACGTCCAGCACACGAACGGCTTCATGGCGTTCGACCGGCCGGCGAGCTACACGGGCCTCATCACGTTCCGGCGCAACGTGCTCAACCTGTTCTCGACGGGGCACGGTGCCTACGCGATTCAGACGCGCAACGGCGAGGACTGGGTGCCGGGCGCGGGACAGAGCGTCGGCGCGAACAACGTCTTCGGCGCGAACGGCGACGGGCACAACTTCCGCTACAACAACGCTGACCAGTCGAACGCATCGTGGAACACGAAGTCGGGCGATAGCGGCTCGACCTACCCGGGCAGCCCGCTAGCGCCGACGGTCAAGCGCCGACTGACCGACTACTGCACCTTCCGCGGGATCAGCGCGACGCGCGCGGCCTACGAGGCGCAGGCCGAGGCGCAGTGGGTCACGAATTGGAACCCGATCTGGCAGGCCAAGTACGTGGCCGACTGGATGCGCAACGGCGCGATCAACGCGGTCGCCGCGTTCGCCACCGCGCTCGTGCCGCCGGACGTGCCGACGATCGGCGCGACCGCGAACCCGACGAACGCCTCGATCGACGTCTCCTGGACCGCAGCCGGCTCGTACAACGAGACCGGCTTCGACATCGGCTACAGCACCAACGGCGTCAGCTACACGATCGTCTCCAACGTCGCCGGCGTCGACGGCGTGTCCGCGACGGTCGTCGGGCTGAACGCGAACACCGTCTATTACTTCAAGGTCCGCGGCCACAACGCGGCCGGCAACAGCGACTGGTCTGGAGTCACCACCGGCCAGACGTCGGTCATCATCACGCCGCCGCCGCCGAACCTGCAGGTGCCGTCGGTCCTGATCGTCGGCGACTACATGGTCAACGGCGGGCAGAGCAAGGGCGTCAACTGCCTCGACGCGAAGGTGACGTCGGCCGGCGTCTCCGAGCTGCGGTCGATCTACCCCGACAAGATCATGCGCGTCTGCCCGGACAACCCGAGCACCGGCGCGCCGACCGCCGCGGCGCTGGCGTGGTTCCCGTGGTTCGACGGTTTGAACGGCACGGTGCTGTTCACCGTGAACCCGGCCGGCACCGACTCGACGCATGTCCAGGTCACGGGCTCGCCCGGCTGGTCCGCCGGCCAGTGGATCGGCTACACGGTCACGGTCGGCAACAGCTTCGTGCCCGGCTACAGCCTCGGCTTCCAGGACCGCAAGGTGGTCATCGGCAACACCTCCGACACGCTGCAAGTCGGCAGCGCGTGGTCGTCGAACCCGACGGCCAACAACCCGGTCTTCATCGGTGGCAACACCGGCACCGCGGCGAAGGGTGCCTGGACCGACTACCACGCGATCGCCGGCTGGCTCACGGTGACGGAACTGGCTGCGGTCACGCTCAGCAAGCGCGGCGGTTCTTCGTGGGGCAACTTCGGCGCCGGCATCGGCCTCGACGCCGGTCTCGTCCGCGAGCTGCTGGAGAACACCTACACGCAGGCGCCCTACTTCCAGTTGTCGAAGTTCTTCCAGGTCGCGCCGACCTACTCGGCGTTCGACCTCGCGACCGGCAGCTCGAAGGTCGCCTTCGCGGCGCACCTCGCCGCGATGAACACGGCGTGGTCCGCGCTCGCGAACGGCAACGCGCTCGCCTGGGACCTGCTCGTGCTCGACAACAGCCAGCGCGACGTCAACGACTGGATCGCGAACCCGGCGCACCAAGCGAGCTACCAGCAGAAGCTCACGGAGACCGTCGCATACTTCCGCACGGCGCTCGGCAACCCGAACCTGAAGGTGGTGATCGTCAACCACGCCGCCGAGATCAACAACGTGGCGGTGCCGAGCGGGACGTCCTATGCGAACTCGATCCACCGGAACGTCGCCGCGGCCGACGCGGTCGGTCTCTCGCGCTGCGTGTCGATGGAGGGGCAGCCGCTCTGCCTCGACAGCACCGCCGGCTTCGCGCCGAGCGAGAACAAGAACTTTTACCAAGCCGACGTCTACTGGGGCCCGATGGCGAAGGCGGTGCGGCAAGCATACGACCTGCTGATCGCCGGCACGGCGCCGCCGACGATCAACGGCGCGGTGCCGACCTACCTGATGCTCGGCGACTCGATCTTCCGCGGGCCTATCACGCCGGCCTACCTGACCGAGCTGGAGTCGCCGACGCTCACCGGCACGGCCCGAGACGGCCGGCAGGGGATCTGGGACGCGCGCAGCGGCGAGGGCGTCCCCTACGACGTCAGCGCGGCCGACGCGAACACCAGCGGCACGTTCAGCAACACCGCCGGCCCCGAGTGCGCGATGCTGCCGCTGCTGATGAACCTGCACCCGTCGACCGGGTGCTACCTCGTCAAGCGCGCGGTCGACAGCAGCGGGCTCGCCTCGTCGGTCGTCGCCTACACCGCGGACGCCTACCCCGGCACGCCCGCCGCCGGCGGCCGCTGGTCGAAGGCGTACGCCGAGAACTACCCCGCGCTGCAGGCGCAGTGGCGCGCGTTCTGCCGATGGGCGAACCTGACGCTCGGCAAGCAGGTCGACCTGAAGGGGATCCTCGTCGACCTCGGCACGACGGACCAAGCAGTGACCGGCGGCGGCGAGGTCTTCGCCGCGCAGCTCGCGCAGTTCGTCGCCGACCTTCGCGCCGACTTCTCGACGCGCACCAGCGGGACGCCGGTACCGGTCATCTTCCGGCAGCCGCAGCTCGCGACCGTCTCCGCGCTGTTCGCCGAGGCGGCGGCCGTGCGCACGGCCCTGCAGAAGCTGCGCGCGGCCGACTCGCAGTTCTTCCTGATGGACGCCGACGACTTCGAGCGCAACACCGCCGACGGCCTCAACGAGACGCCGGACGCGAGCGTCGAGGACGGGCAGCGGCTCGTCGCGTCGCTGACAAAGATCGCAATCTGAGGTAGCTTTCCCGCCATGACGACCGAGCTACGGGCACGCAACCAGTCGCAGCAGCTCTACGTCAGGGCGCTGTCGACCGCGTGGCGCAACGGCGTACAGATCTACGACCCGTCGATCTGGCTGCTGCGCGACCCCGAACTCGAAGAGAAGATGCTGCGGGACGCCGACATCGCCGCGGCCGTATCGAAGCGGCGCATGATGATCGCCGGGCAGCAGTGGTCAGTGCTGCCGAAGGTCGAGAAGTCGCCGCGGGCACCGGTCGCGGTCGCGGTGGCGCACGAGCTGCTGGAGAACATCGAGCGCTTCTTCGACGCGCGCGTCAACCTCGCGCGGGCCTTCTTCAGCGGCTCGCGCTTCGCGCGCATCCACCTGGAACCGAAGGTGCTCAAGCTCGGCGACGGCAAGCCGCGCACTTGGCTGGTCCCGGTCCGGCTGGAGGACATGGACAAGCGGTACTTCCGCATCGTCCCGAAGTTCGACCAGCGCCTGAACAAGATCGAGGCGCACTGGGAGCGCTGGGACCTCGGCAAGCAGGTGTTCGAGGTCGAGTCGGCGCAGGACGCGCTGCGCACGATCCGGCACGTCTACCAGGACGACCAGGGCTCGCTCGGCCACGGCCGCGGTCTCCGCGAGGCGCTGGGCTGGTGGTGGTACGCGAAGGAGCACGTATTCCAGGAGTCGCTGCAGGCCGTCGAGCGCTTCGCGCAGGGCATCCTGACGGCGAAGGTGGACGGCATCCGCGACGGCGACGGCAAGCCGAATACGGAACTCATCACCGCGTGGCGCGACGTGCTGACCGACCTGCGCGCGCGGAACGTGCTCGTCTACGACAGCAGCGACCAAGTCGAAGTCATCAATATGAACGGCGAGGGCTGGCAGCTCCTGAAGACGATGCGCGACGAGCTGCGCGCCACGATCGCGACGCTGATCCTGGCCGCGAACCTGCCGACGCAGGCGACGGAAGGCGGCGGCCTGAACGGCTCGCTGGGCGCCACGCAGGCCGACAGCACGGAATCGCTCATCAAGAGCGACCGCGAGGCGCTCGAAGAGACGCTGACGCGGTCGCTGATCGGGTGCCTGTGGCACTACAACTGGATCAACATCGGCGAGCTGGCCATCGCCGACGAGCAGCCGAAGTTCTCGCTGCAGCAGGAGTCGGTGCAGGACCCGAAAGTGCGCATGGAAGTCGCGAAGGGCCTGCACGAGATGGGCGTCGACCTGTCGCGGGTCGACGTGCTCGATCAGACGGGGTTCAGGATGCCCGAGGAGGGCGAGGACGTCATCGCCGGCACGGTCGCTCCGGCGCCTGGGCTCGAAGGCGCCGGCGCGGGCGGAGGCAGCCTGTTCCCGTTCCGTCGATGAGTCATCCGCGCGAACACCTCGGGGTCATCGCCGGCGGGCGCTTCAGCATCAAACAGGGAGTGCGTCGGCTACCGAGTATTCCGGCCGACCAGCCTCCCAGCTCCACTGACCCGGTCGAGCCGACGGGTTGCTATTCCTTTTGGTTCTGGTGTCCAGGTTGCGACGGGGCGCACAAAATCGACGTCTACCCCGATGGCAATAGCGGGAGCAATCCAGGATGGTCCTTCGACGGCAACTACGAGACTCCGACCTTCTCACCGTCGCTACTCTGCCGAGGACAGAGAACCTGCCACTCCTTCGTGCAGGCCGGGAAGATCCAATTCCTCAACGACTGCCAACACGCTCTTGCGGGCCAGACGGTCGACCTACCGCAGATTCCTGACTGGATGCGATGAACCTTGACGTCACGAAGTTCCTGGAGGACGTCACCGGGCGCTACGCGAAGCCGTACTTCTACGCGGTGCACGACCTCTACGTTGCGCTCGTCACCGGCAACCGCCCCGCCGCGGCCGACGCGCGCGCGGCGCTAGCGCGCACGATGTCCGAGACGATGGGCCTGTCCACGATGATGGGCGCGGCGATGACGCTGCGCGCCGCGGCGCAGGAGATGGCCGAGCCGGTGCACGGCCGCTTCGAGCAGCAGGTCGGAGAGCTGCTGGCCTTCGCCGCGGCGCCGGTGCAGACCATCGTGCCGCGCGTCACCTTCGCCGAGGCGCTCGAAGACATCGTGACGCGCGTGCCGATCGTCGTGCGGCCGGCCGCCGAGCGCACCGCGCAGGCGATAGCGAAAGCCTATGCCGAGGGCCATGTCATGGCGTTCGTGCGCGCCGCCGAGCAGACGGTGGCGGAAGAGGCCCAGAACTACATCGCGCGCGCCTTCCGCGAGGGGCTCGGCGAGAACGAGGCGGCGCGCCAGCTCGCCTTGAGCGTGAACGTCGTCGCCGCGCGCACGTCGGCGTGGTCCGAGTCCTACGCGCGCATGGCGTTCCGAACCAACGTCAACACTGCCGTCACCGCCGGCCGCTTCCGGCAAGCCCAAGACCAAGACATCCAAGAGGCGGTGCCGGCTTTTCGCTTCGACGCCGTGGGCGACTCCGACACCCGGCACAACCACATGGCCGCTGACGGGATGACCTTGGCAGCCGGGCACCCGGCGTGGCTGAAGCTGGCGCCGCCCTTGGGTTACAACTGCCGGTGCCAAGTCTCGCACGTCACGGCTTACGAGCTGGAGCAGGCCGGCCGGCTGCGAAACGGCGCCGTGGTCAACAGCCCGGTGCCGGCCGGCGCCTACCCCGACCCGGGCTTCAGGTAGCCGATGCCTGTTGCAACGAATATCGCACTTGCGACCTTTGTTGGTGCAGCCTTCGTTGCCACGATTGTCGTGCAGGGGATTGTTGTTGCGACAGGCTTCTGTAGCATCCCGCGCACCTGACCGATGCCAGCCACTGTCAACACGAACACGCTGAAGACGAACTGGCCGAACGGCTACAGCTCGGCGATGGTGCAGTTCCTGCGGCCGGCGGACGCCGTCGCCTACGCGATCGGCGACCAGATCAGCGACACGACCGGCGCGAGCAACTGGCTGCAGTTCACCGAGGGGCAGACGTGCGGCGGGCAGGTCATGGACGCGATCCTGATGACCGGCGCGTCGGTCGCCGCGGACTACGACCTGCTGCTGTTCGACGCGGCGCCGACGGCGGTCGCCGACAACGTCGCGGCGGGCCTCGTCGCCGCCGACATGCAGAAGTTGATCGGCATGTTCAACTTCAAGACCGCGAACAAGTCGACGGTCGGCGTGCTCGACATCTACCGCGGCATGGACAGCTCGCTCGCCGCGTACTCACCGATGGTCTACTACGGCTCGCTCTACGGGCTGCTGATCGCGCGCACCGCGATCGCGCTCGGCAGCGGCCTGCAGATCGGTATCCGTCTCGGCATCGACCGGAGCGCCTTCGCGGCGACCTGACCCTATGGATCCAATCGTAGGCTACCGAGCAGTGCGCGCCGCCGACGGGACGCTGACGATCCGCGACGTGCCGATCTTCGTCGAGTGCCAGCGCGGCGACCACGACTTCGACGTGACGTGGATCAAGTCCGCGGTGTCGCAGGCGATGCAGGCCGAATTGGAAGGCTACTACCCGCCGCTGCACGTCAAGCACCACGGCGGAGGCGCGCTGACGGACCCGGTGCGCGCGGCCGGCTACTTCCGCATCACAGGCACGCGACGCATCACATTCAAGGGTGAGCCGAAGGTCGCCGTGATGGCAGACCTTGTCATCACCGACCCGAGCGTCGGCGTCGACGTCCTGCAGAAGCGCCTGCCCTATCGCTCGGTGGAAATCTTCGACGCCGAGAAGCCGCAGCTCAACTCGCTCGCGCTGCTCGACCACGAGGCGCCGTATCTGGAGCTGCCCATGCTGGTCATCGGCAGCGTGCTCGACAACTCGCAGGTGGCGACGTTCAAGAGCGAGCAGCACGACTGGCCGTCGAACCCGATGCTTGCAGAGCCGGTGTTCTTCCAGCGCGGCAAGGGCGGGACCGTCCTGTTCGCCGACGACGCGAAGGCCGACAAGAAGGACGACGCGAAAGACGAGAAGGCCGCCGACGCGCCGCCGAAGAAGACCGCCCCGCCTGACAAGGAAGGTGGCGACACCGGCTCAGGCGCCGGCGTGCCCGCGCCCGGCGAGGGCAAGGACGAGCAACCGATGGACGCGACCAGCGGCCCCGCCGCGACGGTCGTGCAGATGATCGAAGACGGCACGCTGACGATCGCCGACCTCGCGGCGATCACGGCGGCAATCGACGCGATCCGCCGCAAGGCCGCCACTTCCGCAAACCCCGATTCCCTGTCCGGACCGGCGAAGGCCGCCGTCCCCGGCGGAGAGAGCATGAGTGCCATGGATCCCAACAAGAAGACCGAAGTTCCCTCCCCCGTCGAGAAGAAGGACGACGCCGGCGTCGTGGTGCAGATGGCCGCGCTGCAAGGCGAGGTCACGGCACTCAAGGCCCAGGCGACCGAGCGCGACAAGCTGCAGCAGCGCAAGGACGACGTCGCCGACGCGCTGAAGCGCCTCGAAGGCCGGCCGCTCGGCGCCGAGCCCGAGAAGATGCTGACCAAGTTCCACGCCGACCACGGCGCCGCCGCCTTCAAGGCGTACGTCGACGGCATGGTGACGACCTTCGCCGCGGTGCCCCGCGACATGACCGGCGACGCCGCGCGGTTCTCCGGCAGCTCGCCGGCGAACGCCAGCCCGGCCGCGCTGGAGTACACCGAGTTCGGCACCGAGGCCGTCGAGAAGGCCGCGAACTTCGCGCGCGAGTGGCAGATCCAGAACGAGCGCGGCTACACGCGCACGAGCGAGGAGCGCTACGTCGCGATCAACATGGCGACCCTCGACAAGCGCTTCATCATCAAGAAGAAGCAAGCCGTCGCCGGCTGATCCCGCTCCCGAAGACATCGTGCCGCCCGATGGGCGGCGAACCGAATCCAGACTGACCGGAACCCGAGAACAGAAACATGGCCACGCAGACTGCGAACATCATCCTGCAGACCTCCCCGCGCGGGGTCTACAACACCTACGTCGTCACGAACGCGCTGCAGCTCTACGCCGGCATGCTCGTCGGCACGCTCGCGGCCGGCACCCTGGACCTGTGGCCGGGCGGCGACGTCGCCACCAGCAAGTTCGTCGGCGTCGTCGAGTTCGACGTGCTCGGCAACACCGGCGCGTCCCCGCAGGTGCGGGCTCGCGTGGACGTCTCGGGGCGGACCCTGCTCGGCGTCCCGGTGGCCGGTGCCTCGACCATCGCCAACGTGAACGACCTCGTCTACAGCACGACGAGCAACGCGTCGGCCGACCTGACCGTGACGCCGAACACCAACGTCAAGGCCATCGGCTGGATCAAGAGCTTCAACAGCTCGACGTCGTTCGACGTGGAACTCTTCACCCCGAGCGAGTACCTGGGCCAGTAGCCCTGGCCTGACACCTTCGCCGACCGCCTTTCCTGAACAGAACGAGAAACGACCATGGACGTTGTTGCCAGTGCAGTCCTCGCGAACGGTCTGCGGACCGAGTTCGCCGACACCTACCTTGCCGTCCAGAACCGGCAGGCAGACAGTCGCCTCTCACTCATCATGGACGGGTTGACGGCCTGGAACCGCCAGCACGAGTTCGCGTACTTCGAGGCCGCGCCGCACGTCGCCTTCTGGCGCCGCGGTGACCCGATCCCCGAGGACGCGAACCGCTCGGTGACGTTCACGGTGCCGATCTACAACTTCGGCCGCCGCATCTCGTGGCACCGCGACGACCGGGCGGACGACCAGACGTCGTCGCTCTACGACTCGGCGCGGCAGACCGGCATGTCGGCCGCGCTGCTGCCGGAGCGGTTCGCCTTCGACCTGCTGCTCGCGACGACCGCGACGCTGCCGGCGACGCAGAACGCCCCGGACGGCGCCGCGATGTTCGCGACGACCGCCGGCGGCGCCGCGCGCTTCGGCGTCACCAACGGCAACCTGCTCGCCACGTCGGGCACGTCCTCGGTGTCGGCGATCCTCACCGACTTCTACGCCGCCGTGGCGCAGTTCCGGCTGATGCAGGACGGCAAGGGCCAGCCCCTGTGGTCGGACGAGGTCATCCAGCAGGGCTTCGTCGTCATCTACCCGGCCGCCGCGACCCTGCAGTTCGAGCAGGCGTTCCTGCAGCGGCGCCAGGGCCTCGGCCTCACCACCGGTGGCGCGATGACCGGCACGCTGGCCCTCGGCGTCACGCCGACGAACATCGTGCAGGACGCGAGCCGCGACTGCACTCTGTGGGGCACGCAGCGCATCGCTACCGCGACGACTTGGTTCGTCATCCTCAAGGGCGCGCCGAAGAAGCCGCTCTTCATGCTCGACCGCCAGCCGCTGATGGAGTTCAGCTCGCTGATCGGCGACAACAACAGCGACACCACGCGCAACACCGGACAGGAATACGTCCAGTGGGACAAGCGCGCCGGCGCCGGCATCGCCCTGCCGTTCTCCGCCATCAAGATCGCCTGACCGGCTGGGGCGTCCTCCCGCGCGGTGGGGGCGCCCCGTTTCTGCCAGCCGCGCGAAGCCCGCAACCTGGAGACTGGATCCCTTGACTGCCCTCGAAAACGTCACCCACATTCCCGGCTCGACCCTCGTCGGCGACCTGCGCAGGAACACCGTCGGCTCGGCGAAGGCGTACCGCTACTGGGTCGGTCTGACGAAGGAGTGCCCGCTCGGCGACATCAGTTGCGGCGTGTCGTTCCCGAAGACGAACGAGGACTTGATCCAGAAGGAGGGCGAGTCGCGCACGCAGCGCGTCTCCCGCGTCGGCGCCATCACGCAGATCGACGCGGCGCGCCTGCACTTGATCCAGGAGAAGCTGCCGCGCCTCGTCATCCGCTTCCGGAAACACCTCGGCAGCGGGTCGTTCACGCCCGGCAAGCCGACCGGCGACGCGCCGGTGGAGACCCGCTACGGCGAGCTGGTGGAGATCCCCACGGCCGCCGAGGTCGCGACGGCCCGCGCGTCGAACGGTCCGACGAACGAGTACGTCTACCGCGAGGGCGACCGGCCCGCCGCGGAGTTCATGTTCATGCAGCTCTGCGCGGACCAGGAGAGCGGCGAGCAGGGCTACCGGGTCCCGGAGACGGTGAACAAGACTGGCATCGTGTGGCCGGAGCCCGCGAGCATCGAAGAACTGCTCGGCAACTGACGCGACCGGCCTCGCGCCGGCAGGACACCTGACCGATGGCCGGAACCCCGACCGAAGCCGAGATCGTCAACCAGTGGAAGGCCGCGGTCGACGTTCTTGAGACCGCGCGCAACTTCGCCGACGGCACCATGGCCGCGGCGGCAGGCAAGTTCAACGCCGTCGAGACCATCCTGAAGGGTGACTTCCTGCCGGTGGCGCTGTCGGGATTCACCGACAGCATGCGCGCGTCGCTGTCGGCCATGCTGACGCAGCAGAAGGCAGCGGAGGTCGTGACCCCCGTCGTCTTCGAGTACATGCGCATCCTCGCCGCCGACGCCACGGCCGGCATGGGCACCGGGTCCGGCTACCGCTCCGCGGCGCAGGCGTTCCGCGCGCTCTACGAGTGGTACGTGCAGAAGAGCTTCACGGTCAAGTCGCGCAACATCACCTTCGACACGACGGGCACGTTCGGCAACTCGAACACCGTCGGCGGCGCCGGCACGATCGTCGGCACCGGCGCCATGAGCCGGCTGACCGTCGACCAGAACAACTTCTCGCTCGAAGCCTGCAACACGGAGAAGAAGACCTTCCGGTGCCGGCAGGACCAGAACACCGGCGCGCAGAAGGAGGCCGAGGTCTTCGAGATGGTCGGCGCCGCGGCGTCGTTCGACTCGCTGCTACGCTTCAGCAACGGGCACGGCAGCGGCCAGGGCGCGAACGTGCAGCTCATCAGCTCGCACGCGGGGACCGGGCTCGGCGGCTCGCTGCTGCGCAACAGTTCCTTCAGTGACTACAACGGCTCGGCCTCGCCGAAGTTCAACGGCTGGGCGGAGACCACGCCGGCGCAGATCAGCCAGGACACGGTCAACTTCTACCGCGACTACCCCGGCTCGCAGGTGAGCGGCTCACTTAAGCTCAGCTCCGGCGGCTCGACCGTCAAGGTCTCGCAGCCGCTGACGTCGATGCAGATCCAGCAGTTCGACCCGAGCACGCCGTACTTCCTGCGCGTGATGGTCAACAAGACGATCGGCTCCGCCCTCGGCGGCAACGTCGTCGTGCGCTTCGGCTCGCAGACGGTTACGACGTCGATCGCGTCGCTTGGCGCGAACTGGGCCGAGATCATCGTCCCGATCGGCCAGAACCACTGGCCGAAGAACTTCGACACCAACGCGCTGACGATCGAGATCGAGTGGAACACCACTACGTCCGGCTACCTGCTGGTGGACGACTGCATCCTCACGCCGTGGCAACAGATCGACGGCACCTTCTGGATCCTGCGCCAGAAGGCCGCGACGTCGCCGGTCGCCTGGAAGCTCGACGACACGCTCGTCTTCCTCGACACCGCGGCCGGGCCGCAGACCGCCGGCAAGCTGCAGTACTGGCTGTTCGTCGCCGGCTTCGGCTACCTGCCGAGCACCACGGGGTCCCCAACCTACGCCGACCCGTAGACCATGACCGTTCTCGAAGCATGGAACGGGCAGGCCGGCACGATCGGGGCCGGGGCCAACACGCAGACGAACCTCGTCACGACGGTCGGCACGTCGCCGAACTGCTGGGTCGGCGCGACGATCACGTTCGACGCGGGCACGGCCACGGTGGCGCTGCGCAACCAGTCGGCCGTCGTCGCGTCGGGTACGACGGCCGCGCAGACGATGACCGGCGCCGGCTTCTCCGTCGCGCCGTCGGCCGGCGACACCTTCGTCGTGAAGCCGACCAGCAAGTCGAGCCCTCTCTACACGACGACCGTCGACATCGGCGGCGGCCCGAACGGCGCCGTCGTCTTCGGGCACGGCGCGCCGTCGCAGCTAAAGACGCAGAAGTGGAACCAGGGCGACACGGTCGCCGAGCACTGGTGCAAGGTCGGCGCCGACAGCGCTGTCATCTGGAACGTCCACCTGTCCAGCGGGCCGGTGACGAACTTCCAACTGTTCCCGGCGACGCTCAACCTCGTCGCGGCGATCAACGGCGGCAACCTGACGCTCCTGATGCCGGTCTACGGGCAGATCGTCGCCGTCATCAACGGCGACTGGAAGAACCGCGTCAACCTCGCGGTCGGCCCGTCCGGGCTCGCGCCTGCCGGCGGCTCGATCACCTACAACGGCTCGCAGACGTCGATCGCCGACGGAACGACGCTAGTCTTCGAGCCGGGCGTGCACACGCTGCCCGGCGCGAACAACCGCGTCGCGATCGGCGCCAATTCGACGGCCTACATGAAGCCGGGGGCCTACGTCATCGGCACGTTCGACGGGCGCAGCAAGTCGGGCGTCTCGATCGGCGTCGGCTATGGGAGCTGGTCTGGCGAGGGCGTCGGTGGCGGCGGCTCGGTGACGCAAGGCCTGCCGTTCACGCAAGGCGCGATGTTCTCCATGTTCCTCGGCGCCACGCCCGGCGGCGGCCCGGCGTCTGAGCTGACGGTCTTCGGGAACAGCATTACCGGCGTCACGATCGTCGACCCGTGCTACTACTTCAACCTGGGCGGCCTGAGCACGCTGACAGACGCGATGCTGCTCGCCGACTGGTACGGCGGCATGGGCGGCGTCGCGCTGGTCCCCGACTACCATACGGGGGCGGCGACCTGGGCGCGGTGCATCTCGGTCAACGCCGACGACCACTGGCAGGCGGCCGCCAACGGCGGCAACATCACGGTTACGAACATCGCGTTCGTGCACCTCACGCAGTCCTGCCTCCGCTTCGGATACCGGCCGAACCAGACGCCGCCGTTCCCGACCAGCTCCTTCCACATCGCTGATGGCTGCTGGGCTATAACGATCGCGCTGCTCGACCAGTCCTACTACAACCCGGTCGCGACGAACCCGATCATTGGCATACTGCTCGCCGGCGACGTCGGCCAGGAAACCTGGACGATCGCAAATCGCACCGTCTCGAACCTCATCGTCGAGGGCAACACGCTCTGCGAGGTCTTTCAGATCAAGAACGGCCCGTATCCGTGGCCGAACTCGCCTCCGGGCGGTCCCGGTGTCGGCGCGAGCCGCGGGCAGGCGCTGAACATCAACCTGCTGTCGATCACCGTCACCGGTACGCAGGGCAAGCGGTCGAGCATCCTCGGTCTCGACGCGGTCAACACGCCGCACGACGTCAACGTCAACGCGTTCACGGTCGGCGGCGTCGCGGTCGTCGCGGACAACTGGAACCACTACGTCGACCAGAACGACTTCGCCTACAGCATCCGGGTCAACGGTACGCTGGTCGGCGGCGCGCTGTCGGACGCCGAGTTGCTGTGGCAGGCAACGACCAGCGGCTACGACGAGCAGGGCCTCGTCGAGCTGACGAACGTGCGCACGCCGTCGGCGACCACGACCAACGACGCGGTCGGCGTCTCCGCGGCGCAGCACGTCATCGACCTGTGGCTGATGCACGCGCAGGTCGCCTTCGACATCCTCAGCTCGGCGCACGTCGCCGCCGGCATGCAGGCTGTCATCGCCGTGCTGTGGCGCCGCGGCGGGTCATCGACGCAGATCGAGCAGGTGAAGTGGGACACCGTCTTCGGTGACGACGGCCTGCTCGGCAAGATCCGGAAGACCGGCCCGCGGGCGCACGCCGTGCCGGCGATCAGCGGCAACACCAAGAGCAAGCGCGAGGGCACGCTGTCCGGCCAGCCGATCCAGCCGTGGGCCGACCCCGGTAGCCTGCCAGTCAACTTCCCGCCGATGGCGGTGCCCTTCGACGATGTGGAGGGCTGACCCGTGGTCCGACTCGTCTTCGACCGCGGTGCGAAGCTGGACCGCATCGCCAAGGTGCTCGCGGCTCCCGAGCGCGCGCTGAAGCAGATCGGCGCCATACTCGTCGCTGACAGCCAGAAGGCGTTCAAGTCGCAGGGCTTCGACGGCAAGCCGTGGCCTGCACGCTCGGTGCCGAACGTCTTCGGCATCCTCGCGGACTTCGCCGCCGGCAAGGCCGCCCCGCCGGCGCGCCGCTTCGAGCCGCGCCCGGCGCTGCGCGACACCGGGCGCCTCGCGCAGTCGATCGCCTTCCGCGTCATCGGCAAGAACGCCGTCGAGGTCGGCACCAACGTCGAGTACGCGGCGGTGCACCAGAAGGGCGGCAAGGTGGAGAGTGCCAAGATCACGCCGCAGGTGCGGTCCTCGCTGTGGGACTGGCTGTCGAAGCAGTCGACGCTGCTGAAGCGCCAGCTCGGCTGGCTGCTGAACCGGCGCTACCTGAACAAGACGCTGTCGCACGACGTGCCGGCGCGGCCGTTCCTCGGCATCACCGAGGACTCGCGCAAGGCGATCCGCTACACAGTCGGGATCGAAGTCCGGGAGCCGAAGCCGTGAGCGCCGGCAACGTCAACCATGTGATCCGCGCGCCCGGGCGGCTCGTCGTCTCACCGACGAACCTGACGCTCGACTTCCCCTTCGGTGGCAAGGCGCTCGGCAAGTCGCGCGACGTCGTGCTGAAGTCGCTCAGCTCCAGGTTCCGTGTCTACGCCGAGGGGCTCGGCGAGTCGACGGACGTGCTGGAGGACGACCAGCACTACGTTTTCGGCTGCATCCTGCGGGGCATGGACGACGACGCCGTGGAGCAGCTGTTCCCCTACAGCTTCAGCAAGGGCGCGGTCTCGGGGCATGCGATGTTGGAGGTCCCGGCCGGCCAGGGTCCTGGCTATTCCGGCTACGCGCGCAGGAAGGTGCTGCTCTACGTGCCCGACAACGTCGTCGACCACCCGGCCGTCTTGATCTATGCAGGCATCGCCGACTGGGCCGACGGCGTCGAGCTGGCGTTCCGGCGCAGCGACGAGTTCGGGCTGCCGGTCGCAATCGAGTGCCTGCGCGACGAGCAGGCGCGTATCCTCAAGCTGGGCCGGCTCGCCGACCTGACGCTCTGATGTGGCCTTTCCGCAAGAAGCAGGCGCAGGAAACCGAGGTCAACGCGACGTCGTTCGGCCAATGGTTGCGCGCGCACCGGCCGCCGTGGGCGCCGTTCTTCGCGCTTTCGGACGTCGAGCGCGAGCACCTCGCATCGATCGGCGACGCCTACTTGCTGGACATGGCCGTCATGTTCGGCCACGCGCTGGCGAACCCTGGCGCCGCGCAGGCAGGCATCGCTGCGCACGGTGGCGACGACGTCGCTCTGACAACCGCGGTGGTCGACGGGCTCCTGGCCAAGCTCGCGAGCGGCAAGCCTGCTGAGAAGCGACCGACGATGGCCGGCATCGGGGCACGCGGGGGTCCGCAGTGAACCCGTGGCAGATGGCCCAGCAGCTCAAGAGCCTGCTACAGAAGGTCACTTGGCCCGGTGGCTCCGTCGTCTTCGGCCATTCGGTCTTCGTCTACGCCGGCACGCAGCCTGACGAGAAAGCTTTGCCGGGGCGCTTCCCCTTCGCCTTCGTCACGATCAACGACGGCAAGGCTGACTCCGACGACCCGGACCTGATCCTGCAAGACTTCTCCGTGGTGACGGTCGTCAACGTCGCCGGCGACCCGCTCGGCGAGCAGGCGATCATCGGCGCCTCGCGCGTCGACGCCGCGGCCAGCGGCGGAGCAGGCTCGGCTGAAGTCGCGGAGCGCGTGCGCGTCGCCGTGCAGCGGCTGACCGGGGTAGATGGTGCGCCGCTGATCGTCTCCGGCTCCGCGACCGCCGCGCCCTATACGCTGGCGAACGGTCGGCACGTCGTCGCCGAGCAGTTCACCGTCACCGCGCTCTGCACGTCGCAGAAGAACCACCAGCCGCCGCAGCTCTTCAGGCTGGTCGGCGACACCTTCTCTTGGTTCGGCGAGCAGTGCTCGGCTCGCTTCGACTTCCTGCAGTTCCGCATCGGCTACGTCACCGGCACGACGCCAGCGACGGACGCGGCGGACTTCGAGGGCGTCGCCTACACCGGCACGGTGCCGTTCAGCCCCGTCGTTACGCAGCCGGGCCGAACCTACTCGGTCGTCGCGGACTACCACCCGCGCGGCCTGACGACCCCGGAGGCGAGCAGCGACCCTAGCGCGGTCGGCTGCTTCTTCACGACATGAGCCGCGACGACGCCACTATCCGCGTCGTCTTCGACGGCGAGGAACGCTCGAAGCCCCCGACGGCGCCGATCGTCCGCGCCGCGACGGTGCGGCAGCAGTTCGTCACCGGCGCGCGTCGCCGAGCCATGCGCGTCGGCCGCGGCGCCGCACAGACGGCCGCCGGTGGCGGCATTCTCGGCGAGGCGTTCGGCGTCCTTGCCACCGCCGCGACATCGCCGGTGGCTGTCGCCACCTTCGCAGCTCTGGCCGTTACCAGACTGGCGACCGGCAAGCCGCTGGCCGGCACCGGCGAGGAACTGAATCAGATGATCTTCGGCGACGAGGACGACAAGGCCCGCGCCAAGCGCCACACGCGCGAGTACCTGGAGTCGCACGAGGACGTGATGCTCGCCGTCGGCCGCCGGGGCTCGGTGCCCGACGACATTGCCAACATCGGTCTAAACTACTACCAGCGCGAGCTGACCAAGGAGCGTGGCTTGTCCAAGCTCCGGCAGGCGTTCCCCGTGAACGGCGCGATCGACATGATCGCCGAGCGAGCGGCCGAAGCCGCGAAGGGTGCCTGGAACTCCATCCTGAAACCGGCGATCGACCGCTTTGTTCGCGGCATGCAGGAGGCCGAGTCGGCCTTCGGGAGCGCGCGGTGAGCGACGACGTCAAGATCCGCGTGGTGCTGGATACCAAGGACGCGCAGACCGCGCTCAACTCGCTCGGCCTCGGCTCCGGGCAGGGCGGCGGCTCGACGTCGACCGGGTCCACAGCGCCGGCCGGTGGCGGAGGGGGAGGCGGCGGAATCGGGGGCTTCGGGCTCGGTAAGATCGCGGGCATCGCCGCGGCCATCGGGCTATCGCGCCCGCTGCTCGGTCCGAGTGTCAGCGGCTTCGGCGACATCATCGGCGAGAAGTTCGGGGCGACAGGCACGCAGTTGGAGATGGCCGCCTTCGGTAACATGCCGGCGGAGGCGCGTGCGTCGATGCAGGCGCGCAAGTCCGTCGAGGATACCTTCGCCTACCAGACGGGGCGCAGCGGTCTCCCCGCGCAGGCCAAGGCGAGCTACGACGCGCAGTTCGCCAGGAACTTCCTCAAGGAGAAGGGCATCCAGCAGATCGAGGCTGACCCGCAGTTTCGCAAGGACGCCGTCGACGTCGCCGGCTTCGTCGAGAAGATCCTGGGCAAGATCGCCGAGGGCTTCGACCACCTCGGCGACAAGATCGTCTCCGCGGTCAAGAACCACCACTGACCATGTCCGCCCTCAACATCTTCTCGATCACGTTCGGCGGGGTGACGATCGGCGGCTCGTCGACCGACTACCAGCTCCACAACCCCTACACGATCGAGAAGAGCTACGAGGCGTTCCGGGTGGTCTTCGCGGTGGTCATCACGGCGCCGGACCACGCCACGCTGCAATCGCGCAGCGACTTCCTGGAGTCGACTTTCCGCCGGCGCCTGACGTTCGGCGACACGCTTTCCATCAACCTGAACGGCAACGCTTGGACCTACTTGGTAGGGCAGACGCTGCTGCACGTCACGTCGAGCTGCGTCAAGAGCGGCGACCCGGCCAGCGACAAGTCGTTCTCGCGCCTCTACACGGTCACGATCCAGGGCGAGCTGCCGGCGGACAACGTCAACGACGCCGGCCTGCGCAACCTGGAAGTCCACGTCGACAACTCGCCGAGCAGCCAGACTACCGTCACGTTCCGCGGCACCTACACCGCGTCGACTGCCGGCGACGCCGTCTCGAACTACTTCGCGCAGAGCGACGCCGACCTCGCGCGCTACCTCCTGAAGATCGCGCCGGCGTCCATCTTCGAGCTGGTGAAGGAGGAGCACTCGCGCGACCGCGAGCGCACCGGCGGCACGACGCCGTACACGCACGTCTGCAACTTCAGCCGGCAGTACGTCGAGCTGCTGGCGCCGCAGAACACGTTCCTCGGCGCCAACTTCAACGACCCGGAGATCAAGGACCACAACATCCAGTACGTCGAGGACGTCCACTACGCCAACGGTGACGCCATCCGCTCCCTGGAGCGCCTCAGGGTCGTCAACGGCCGGTTCGACTGCGCGGTCGACACGCTGCAGACGACGAACCTGCAGGCCGTCTACCTGAACAAGATCCGCGCCACGATCATCGCGCTGTTTCAGGCCGACTTCTCGCCGAGGGTGTTCTGCATCACCGACCTGCAGACCGCCTACAGCGAGACCACGAAGCGCATCGCGGCGTCGTTCACCTTCCTCTACCAAGCCGCGCGCGGCGCGCGGACGGTCGAGGCCAGCTACTCGGTGGCCTACCGCGAGTCGCGTCAGATCAACTATACCTACACGCACCAAGCCGACGAGCTGAGCGCCTACGCCGACGTCGGCTGGCTGGTGCTGGAGCGCGTCTTTACCCGCCGCGTCACCGTGCTCGGCTTCGAGGCGCCGAAGCTGCGGCTGTCCGAGGACCCGTTCGCCAACGATGCCGGGCTGTTCACGGACACCGTCACCGACGAGCCGGGGCCGGACAACCGGCCGGGGACGCGCGTCAACCTCAGCGGCTGGAACATGGTCTCGTCGTCCAGCGAGGCGGTGCCGTCCTTCGTCGGTGACCCGTCGAACGGCACGCAGCTAGCAATGTGCACCCTGACGGAGACCGTCGTCGAGCGCTTCCACCGCAACCCGCAGCGCACGATCACGCAGAGCGGTGGCGGCAGGCGCGGCGCGATCACGCCCAATGGATAAGGCCGAGATCACGCTCGACGGCGTCGTGCTCGCCGGCAACGAGGGGATCGTCTGGCAACTGACGACCGGCGTGCACCCCTACACGACGGTCATGTCCGTGCACCGCAGCGACTGGGACCAGCTCCGGGCGAAGAAGGGCAAACCGCTGACGCTGTCGATCACCGACAGCCGTGGCGCGACGACGACGGTGAAGAAGGTCTACATCCTGCACGAAGCGCCGAGCAGCTCGCCGACCCGCATCGCCTTCGTGGTCGCCGACAAGCGGTGGCTGTGGGCCTACAACCTCGTCGCGCGCGACTTCAACATGCCGCGCAAGACCGGCACCAAGACCGTCTCGCACGGGTCGCTCCCGGAACTCCAGGTCAACGCCGACTCGTTCGACTACCTCGCCTACAGCCTGACCGACGACGGCGGCCGGTGGTCGGCGCAGCAGGCCATCGAAGAAGTGCTGAGGATCCTGGAGGACCGCGGCACCGGTGGCTACCGCGTCGACAGTTTCCCGACCGGCGGCAGCAGTTCCAGCGTCGGGCAGCTCACGATCCAAGGCGTCTCGCTGCGCGACCAGGGCGACGCGGCGCTGGCGCGGATCATGTCCTACGTGCCCGGCGCCGAGGTATACATCGACGTCGACGGCACCGCGGTCATCTTCAACGGCACCGACCTGCAGGCGGCGCAGGCGTACCGCGATCAGTACCAGTCGACCTACGCCGGCGAGCGCGACGCCTTCGTCGACCGGAAGCAGATCCGCCCGAGCAAGATCATCGTCAACTACGTGCGCGAGCTGGAGTGCCTCTTCACCTATAGCGACGACTATGGCCCGACGCAGGCGACGCCGAACCGTAACGAGCCGTTCCTGGAGAACGTGCTGCCGACGGTGGACATCGCCACGCAGATCAGTGAGTACGACCCGCAGCAAGACCGCGTCGTGCCGAAGACGCTCGCGCCTGGAAACTGGGTGCGCGTCGACAAGTGGTTGGCGTGGGCCGACTCCACCAGGGCGAGCAACTCCGGGCCGTGGACCTTCGAGAATATCCGGCACTACTTCATGCTGGGCGGACTCGAAGGCGTGCTCGGCGTGCACGGCAACCAGGGCAACATCGACCAGCTTGAGACGTCCAATGCTGCGCAACGGGTGCAGGCGGTCTATGAGCACCTGCGCCGGACGTTCCGCATCACCCGGCGCTACATGGAGCGCATCCGCGCGATCTACCCGGTGCGCGCGGCGCTGCTCGATCCGGTGACCGGTGCCCGCGCGCCCGCGGCGGTGTGGGGACAGCTCTGCATCGCGCCGTCGCAGAAGGGCCAGCAGATGGCGGCACCGGCCGGCGTCGACGCGGCTGGCTACACCGTGACACGCAACGTCGATTACCTGAACGAGTCGGTGGCGACCGGCAAGCGGATCATCGACACGACGCCGGGGCCGCAGAGTGTCGAGATCCTGGACGACGAGCTGGGGATCCTGCACGTCGAGACGATCCAGTCGCCCTTCGGCACCACCGGGGCAACGTTCCCGTGCCTGATCGTAGACGACGCCAACACGATGACCGGCGTTACCCGCGACTTGGCTCAGCAAGACGTCAAGCCGACGGGCTTCGGCTTCCGCGTGACCAGCACGCCGACCGGCGTCAACCTGTCGAACACGATGAAGAGCAAGATCATGCTCACGATCGTACCGGCAGCCCCGAACGGCACGCTGCAGTTCCACCGCGTCGAGGTCACCGCCAAGGACGTGCGCCCGCTGTTCAGCACGCAGAACTTCACCATCCAGGACGGCGAGGGTCCCGAACTCGAAGTGTTCGTAGCGCCGACGGAGATGACCGCGCGCTTCGCTTGGCAGGACGACGTGCAGGCATCGACCACGCTGCAGAAGCTGCTCGGCCTGACCGACAACCAGGACGACGTGCTGCTCGGCGCGCAGCCGACGCTGCCCGGCTTCCTGCTGGTGAACGAGGGCAACGAGGGCAACAAGACGCGGCATCTGACGGCGCACGCGCAGGCGCTCGCCGCGGAACTCTACGCCCACTTCGCTGACAGTCTCCAGGGCGACATCGCAACTGTGTTGCCGCGGCAGTCCGGCGGCCTGAAGCTCGTCGGCAACATGGACGCGGCGGCCATCCGAGTCGAGTCCGCGCCGAGCGGCAAGGTTGACGTCGTGCTGTCGTTCCCGGGTCGGCAGCGGCCCATCTCGCGATTCTCGTTGATGCCCGACTCTGTCCGCTCCATCGTGCTGAAGGTTCTCGAACGATGACGCGCATATCCGACAGGGCAGACCTTGGCTACTTCCCGCTGCAGGACTTCTCCGCGGCGCAGAACATGGTCCCGGTGTCGGTGCGGCAGTCGATCGCCGGCGCACGCATCGTCACGCTGAACAACCCGACGCGCACGCAGAGCAGCGACTCGCTGTGGGTGGAAGTCGGCCAAGAGAACGGCATGGGCACGATCGGCGACGTGCACCCGTGGTTCTTCTGGCAGACGCGCGACCGATCGGTGCGCGGCAACGGCGCATGGTCGCAGGTCTTCGGCACGGTGCAGTTGTCGACCGCCGACCGCTACGCCGGCGTCTCGCAGCCGATCCGCGACCGGCTATTCAACAACGACTCGCGCTTCGTGCGGAAAGCGTTGTCCTGGCCCGTCGGCTTCCAGTCGCGCCCGCGCGGCGCCCTGCTGCTCGGCATCGGCGGCACCGAGGAGAGCGCGCAGCACTCGCTGGCGATGTGGGCCGACCCGCGACTGATCGCGCCGAGCGCCAACGGCCCGGGCGAGTGCGGCACGCTGGTCGTCGACCTGCAGCCGACCGGCGAAATCTGCATGGGCGGCAGCACGCAGCCGGGCGTCGGCGGCCGGCACGCGCGGCTGCAGTCGCTCGTGCGCGTCATCACCGGCGGCAACTCGGCCGTGTTCGACCGCAACGTCCTGGCGCTCAACTACTCGCTGTCCGTGCAAGACTCGATCGCCGGCCTCGGTGCCATCTTCGCGCAGGTCGTCGGCGGCGTCGCCACCGGCGGAGGGGGCAGCGGGCCGGTGACGCCCAACGGTCCGCCGCCGCCGACCACGCCGACTGGCGGCCCGACGACGCCGAACGGCGGGTCCCTGAACGCGCGAGTCAGCACGGGCGGCGGCAGCAACGCCGGCACGTACGGCGCCGGCCTGTCGACCGACGGCAACGGCAACGGCGAGCAGGCGCCCAACAGCTTCGGCACCTTCTCGCCGACGCGCACCGGCGGGCACGCCGTCGCCCTGATGGCCGCGATGCGCGGCTACGGACCGATCCACGCCGGGCATCAGGTCGACAAGCACAACCACGGCGTCGACGGCGACGGGCACCCGGTCAACTCCGCGCACGTCAGCACCGGCGCCTACTTCTTCCGCGACCAGAAGTACGACGGGCCGCTGTTCTTCGAGGGGGACTACCCGTTCCCGCCGAGCTACCCGCTGATGTCGAAGGTCCACCTGACGTGGAACCCGATCGCGCAGCACGCCTTCGCCAAAGGTCCCCGCGACGGCTTGTGGATGTGGTGGGCGGAGGTCCCGTACTTCTCGCCGTCGAGCCCGCCCGGTGGCGGTCCACCCCCGCCGCCCACGGTTGACTGGCCGCGGGAAGGGCCGCCCGGGCCGGGAGGTCCGACCACGCCCGGCCCCGGTGGCCCGGTCATCCCGCCCCCGCCGCCGGGCGGTCCTGGCGGCCCAGCTACCGGCGGCCCTCCCGGCCCTGGCGGCCCCTCTACGCCCGGCCCAGGGGCTCCAGGCGGCCCGCCGCCGCCGGGCGGCCTGCCGCCCCCTGTCACCCCGTGGGCGGGTCCTCCGACGTGGGGCGGTCCGCCGCCCCCGGGCGGCGGCAGGATCCCCGGTGGCCCCACGACCCCGAACGGCGGCCCGCGGCCTGACCCCGGCGCCGGCGACGTGCCGGACTACCGCGGCGGTGGCGGCTCACTTCTCGACCCGACGATGCCCGGCCAGCCGGCCGGCGGCGGCAGCGATCCCGCGCAGCGCACCGGGCAGGCGCGCGGCGGCAGCTTCGTCGACCCGAACAACCCGTACGACCAAAAGAACCTGGGCGGCACGCCGACCGGCTCCATGCGCCTCGGCAGCGGTGCCGTCAGCGGCGGCACGCGCCGCAACACGCAGATCGCACTCGGTCAGACCGCCGGCGCGGACCCGTGGTCGGGTCAACCGGCGCGCGTTCCCGGACTCGTCGAGCGCGTCGGCAGCATCGACTCGACGGCGACCGGCCTCTACTCGATCCTGCACCCGTTCCACGAGGCGTTCGCCGTCATCGCCTTCCGGCCGCAGCTGTGGCTGAACAACTCGCCGCGCTTCGAGACGAACCCGCAGATTCTGGCCGTGCTGGTGCAGCGCGACGAGCTGGTGCGCCCGCAGGTGCTCGCCATGCGCGCGTGGGGCGGTCAGAGCCTCGCGACCGGCGACTACACCTACGTCCAGACTCCGACGACCAGCCGCGCGCGCGGCGGCACCGCGAACGGCGGCGTGATGTTCATGCCGCCGCGGTTCGAGATGGAGGACTACTACGGCGTCAACTCCACGCAGTCGGTCACGACGACGACCGGCGTGAACGCCACGACGTCGTACGTGCTCGCGGCGCCGGGCGTCGCCTTCGCGCTCGGCCTGCCGCGGGCCGACGGCACGCTGCTGTCGAAGGCGGTGACGATCGCGCAGGACTACTCCGTCGCGTCGCAGGCGCTGCTCATCAAGCACGACTCGACGGAGATCCTGCGCGGCTACAACAACGGCACCGACGTCGTCGTCGAGCTGGGCCAGGGCGGGCACGGCGCGATCCGCATCCCGACCGGCACGACGGCGCAGCGGCCGGCCGTCGCCTCCGGACTGGTGCGCATCAACACCAGCGGCGCGAACCACGTCGTCGAGTTCTACGACACCGTGTCCGCGGCCTGGGTGACCCTCAGTTCGGGCGGCGGTGGCGGCACGACGATCCAGGTCAACGGTGGCGGCGTCAGCCCGACAGCGAACTGGAACGGCACCACGCCGGCGGCGCCGGCTGGCGCTCTGAACGCCGTCTATGCGAACAGCGGCGCGAACATCTCCTGCTCCATCTCGGCGTCGGGTCTGCTCGACGTGCTCGGATCGACGCGCGGTTCCGTGCTCTATCGCGCGGCTGGCGGATGGGCGCCGCTGACTCCGGGCACGGCAGGCCAGTTCCTGACGACGCAGGGCGCCGGCGCCGATCCTACGTGGACGACGTCGAGTGGTGGCGTCGCGATCCAGGTCAACGGCGGCGCGGTCACGCCGACGGCGAACTGGAACGGCACGACGCCGGCTGCGCCGGCCGGGGCGCTCAATGCTTCGTGGCAAGTCAGCAGTAGCAGCATCTCGTGCAACATCGGTGCGTCGGCGCTGCTCGCCTTGCTCAGCACGACGCGGGGCGAGATCCTCTACTACAACGGCTCGGCCTGGGTAGCGCTGGGCGTCGGCTCGAACGGGCAATACCTGCAAACGCGCGGCGCCGGCAACGACCCGCGGTGGTTCAGCGCGAATCCACTATACGCCAGCAACACCAGCGTCGCCGGCGGCGACACGATCACGAACTCCGCAGCGGCGACGATCTTCGCCACGACGAAGACGATCGCCGCCGCGCTCGCGAACAACGCCGGGACGGTCATCCGCGTCACCGCCAGTGGCGTGATGGTCACGCAGGCCGGCAGCTCCACGCAGAAGTTCGAGCTGATGATCGGCAGCACGGCGGTCGCCGCGACCGGCGCGGTGACGGTCGGCAAGTCCCTGACGCTCGGCTGGCGCCTCGTCGCCGAGATCCTCGTCTTCACCACTGGTGCGACGGGTACCGTTGACGTGCAGGGCACCTGCTGGATGGGCACCGCCACGGGCATCGCCGGCACCGCCGGCGTCGTCGAAGCGATGGGCAACACCGGCACGCAGACCTTCGACCTGACGGGAACCTTGACGATCGGCATTCGCGAGACGATGGGCAACGCCACCGCCAGTTGGTCGGTGACGCAGCGGCAGATCCTTGTTGAACTACTTTCGGTGGCCCCATGACCCAAGTTCCAGAAGCGATCAGTGACGTCTCGAAGGCGATTGGACCGGGGCAGCCTAGCACGGTCCTGATCGTCGCCCTCGCCATCCTCGCCTTCGGTTTCGGCGGCCTCGTCGTCTCGATGCTGAAGCGGCGCGACGCCGGCACCCTGAAGCTGCAGTCGTCGCAGAACGACGCATTCCAGAACTACCTGGACCGGACAGCGACGGCGACGGAGCGGATCGCGGAGAGCAGCGCGACGCAGACCCTGCTGTTGACGCAGATCAACTCCAGCTCCAACGACTCCGCCGCGCAGATGAAAGCCTGGGGCAGCCGCGACTGGTTGCAGGAAGGCATCAGTGAGATCAAGGACGGCGTGCAGGCCGTGCACGCGGACGTTCGCGTCCTGAACGAGAGGTTGAAGCCGTGAAGTTCCCGAAGATCCGCCGCGCCTGCGTCAACTTGTGGATTGCCGTCAGCCTGTTCGGGCTGCTGTGCGGCGCGGTCGGCTCCTACGTCTGGAACGGCGCACAGCCACTCACGTTCGACGCGATGTGCGAGCAGATGCGGCGCCCGGTGAACCCGGAGTACGCCATCGGCTACGTGCTCAACGAAGTGCTGCAAGCCGAGGCTGCGCTTCGGCGCGTAGCGGAACAGGACTCGATCGCCGGGCGCACCGCGAAGCGCGCCCTCTACCTGATCGAAAACGGAGCCAGACGCTGATGCCACAACGCTTCACCATCTTTCCCGATCCACCGGCCGCCGGCACCACGGCGACGATCACGTTGGCCAACGCCAATGGCGCAACGTTCCCGCTAGGCGCGGACGTCGTCTTCATGGACGGCAACGGCGCCGAAATCAGCGGTCTCGGTCTCCCACTCTTCACCGCGGGCGGGCAGAGTCGTAGCTTCAGCATTCCCGAGAACGCGGTGACACTCCAAGTCACCTGTTCGCAATCCGCAACACTAGCAAAGATCCTGAACCCATGAAGACACTCCGGACCATCACGACGCTGTGGCTGTGCTGCGTTGTTCTGTGCTTTCCTCTCGTCGGCTGCACCGCGCACCTGTCTCAAGGCAAGGCCGACGCGATCAAGGCCCAGGCGCACCAGGACATGCTCGCCGGCAAGATCACGCCTGCCGAGGAGACGACCATCGACGGCGCGGTGGACGCCGCCACCGGCGGCCAGCTCGGCGACAAGTTGTTCAACTGGGCGTCGCTCGCGATCGAGGTCGGCAGCGCCTTGGTGCTCGGCGTGCCGATCAGCATCGGAGCCGTCCGCCGCATGGGCACGACTACTTCCGCGCAGGCGGACACTCTGCACCCCGACGCCGCCGAGGCGATCGTCCAGCAGGCGGTGAACGCCGTGCGCGCCGGCGCGCCGGCTGCGCCGGTCGTCGCGCCGACGCCTTGACCCGCAGCTACGAAGCGGTAGCGTTCCGGGCTGCATGGTGGTTCCGCTCCACGGAACGCGACTCCGAGAGACAAGGGGCCGACCGCGCTGTGCGAGGCGCGGCCGGCATTTCTACAAGGACGACCCGATGACCGACTCCGAACCCGTTCCCGTGACTGACACGCCCGACAGCCCGATCCTCGCCGGCCCGACGCCGGAAGCCGACGCCATGGCTCGCGCCCGGACGTGCGGCCTGGAGATCGACGCGTCGCTGGCGAAGCACCGCTGCGCGCTCGTCAGCGCGCTCAGCTCCGAGCAGGTCGGCACCGACGGCTCGAAGGTGCTGATCGCCGCGCGCCCGAACGTCGTGCCGCTCCGGTGAACTCCTTCCCCATCCTGAAGTTCTTCGAGTTCGCGCACCTGCCGCAGCACCTGCAGGACGTCAGCCGCGACTTCCACACGCTTGCGCTGAAGACCGCGAACCGCGCCAGCAACCATCCATCCTCGATCGCGCAGACGGAGCACGCGCTGCACAAACTGCTCGAAGCGAAGGACTGCGCGGTGCGCGCGATGCTGCCGACGTCGTAGCCTACGGCTTGCGCAGGTGCCGCTTCGGGTAGGTGGACCGCCGGCGCTGGTGCGGCGTCAGGCGGCGGTACTCGCGGTCCACGCTTGAGCAGATGGCGTCAAGGCTCCACCACCGCCCCTGGATGTCGCGTACAAAGGCCTCGTGGCTGTTCGCGACGCGGGTATTCAGCAAGCCTGCAGAGCAGTTCGAGTACAGTCCCAGCTTTTTCAGCAGCCACCAAAAATCATTGGTGGTGTAGATCGACTCATGGATGCCGCGATCGCCCGTTATGTAGACCTGTCGCGCGAGGGCCAAGGCCGCGAAGAGGTTGACACTGCCGCGGAGTGCGCGCTTGATGCGGTGGAACTCCGAGCGGCAGCAGCGCCAGTGCAGCAGGAGCGCGAGCAGCTTCTTCTTGTCGTCGCGGGCGTAGGCCACGGCTACAACGACCTCGCGCCGCACACGGTGCACTCGTCGTGCAGCTCGCCCGTCGCGACCCACTGGTGCTTGCACGGCATCCGCGAATTGAAGTCGCGGCGCAGGTAGTGAATCTGGCGACCGATGTTGGACAGCATGTTCAAGCAGAAGAAGGCGAACAGCGCCCACAGCACGTCGGAAAGGGTCACGATTACTCCGGGAGGATCAGGCGACTTGCTTTGTCAACGGGAAGGGCCGCAGCGTCCGCCGCTGCCTTCACCTGCGCCGCGCGTTCTTCGTCGGACAGCGGGTAGACCGTCACGCGCGCGTCGACCTTGCCGTCCTCGCGCTCGCCGCGGTCCACCATGAACCGGAAGGCGTTGTGCTCCTGCGCGGCCTGCACCTGCTCGTAGGTGATGACCATCGAGCCACCGGCGGCGGTGGCCAGCGCGGCGACGAAGTGGGTCAGCACGACGTGCTGCGCGGCGACCTGCTGCATTTCCTGGATGCGGCCCTGGCTGGCGTGCAGCAGGGCGCGCAGCTCGCGGTTCTCAAGGCGCAGCAGCTCCAGCGGGTCGAGACGGTTGATAGCTTCGCTCACGATCGGACTCCGCAGCGCATGCATTCGGTGAAAGTAATCGGATGGTCGCCGAAGGTCTTGCGACGTCCCCACTGGTGCCCCTTGCGCGTGCACATCAGCTTGTTCGCGCACAAGGGGCAGAGAACGCCTTCCTTGAAGTCGGTGACGCCACACTCCACGCACATCACGCGCGCGCACTTGTCGCAGATCGAATCCGGCTCGCGCTCGTTGCAGAACATGCACGCCGCGCGGTCGTCCTGCATCCCTTCCTCGACTTCATGCTTGCGCGTTGTCACAGTTTCCTCAGTCGGTCCAGGTCTCTCAGGACGCGATTCGCTTCGTCATGCAGGTTGTGGTGCGATCCGGCGCTGTTCGGCGCAGTGTCCATGATTAGCCGGCGCACGATGTTGGCGAGGTCAACCAGCGTCAGGCGCAGGTGCTCGACTGCTTCTTCGGTGCTCACGTTCACACCTTCTCCAGCACGGTGCCGCCGTGCTTCCACGACCGGCCGAAGGTGCCCTCGATCGCACGCCAGACCTCCGCTTCCCGCACGCCGAAGGCCAGCGCGATCCCGGCCACGAGGTACTCCGTGCGGTCGAACTTGGCGGTGCCGTTGCACGCCTTGTAGAGCGTGAACACGGGCACGCCGGCGCGCTTGGCGAGCTGCACCATGGACAGCGGCCGGTCGGTGCGCTTGCGCCCGCGGCGGCGCGCCGCCTCGCAAAGCTGGCGGAACGGACTCTTGCTGGTCTTGCTCATCGGATGAATCCGCAGGTCGCGAGGTCGTCGGCGCAGCCGAGCGCCAGACCGACCGCGGCCGCCGCGATCAGCAGGAACAGCGCGGCGTCGCGGAGCGCCGACGTGCGGAAAATCTTGGTCTGCATGGTGGCGCATTCTCAAACATTTGCCTAGATTGTCAAGCATGGAACAACAAAAAAAGTCGATTCTCGAAGAAGCCGCCGAACTGACCCGCGGACCGCGCGCCGCGGCCTATGGCACGCCAACGGAGAACCACGGCCGCACGGCGGCGCTGTGGTCCGCCTACCTCGGCACCGCGGTCAGCGCCCGCGACGTCTGCATGCTGAACGTGCTGCAGAAGCTCAGCCGCGACAGGCATTCCCCGGGGCGCGACAACCTCGTCGACGTCGCCGGCTACGCCGAGAACGCGCAGCGGATCAACGACGCGCTCGGCCTCATCGACGTGAAGCGCGCCTGCGACGAGCTGCTCGGCGCGGTGAAAACGATGCAAACCTTCACCGACGGCCCTCTCACCAAGACCGAGAAGAAGCGCGGCTTCACGGTCTTCTTATCCGAGAAGCGCTTGCCCGCCTTGCGGAAGGCTTTTCGGAAGAAGACGGGTCGATGGGCGAAAAGTAGCGAGCCCCGACCCGCTTCGACGTCAGGCACCAAAGCAGGCAGTCGTCGCAGCGGTAGGTGACCATCCGGTAGCCGATCTGCGCCACCAGCTCGCCGGCCTTCGCCTCGGCCTCGAACTGCGTCGCGAACCGCCAGCGCTTCTGGCACATCAACCCGTGACTCCTGAGCCGTCGCACTTGTCGCACTGCCCGAGCAGACCGTCGCCGTCGTCGCAATGACAGGCGGCCTCAATCTCGCCGCACGTCCAGCAGTAAACGCCGTGACCGCAGCACTTGTCGCACGCAACTTCGGTATTCTCCAGGCCACCGTAGTCCTTCGCAACTTCCAGCGACTTGCGCAACGCTTCGCCACATTCGTTGGAGCAGATCCACTTCTGATCCTCGACCAGTACCGCGCCGCAGTTTAGGCACTTCATCCTCGGAACCTCCGGTCGCGCCAGCCTTCCGCCGCCACCGGGCACCCCGCGACCCAGGGCGGTGCCGCCGCGAGCCGATCCGCGAAGTCCACCGGGTCGCCCATCCCCTCCGGCACTTCTGCAGCCGCGGAGTCGTGGACGTGGATTACAAGCTCGTACGGCGCCACTCCGTCGAGCTGCACGAGCCCCGCGGCCAGCAGCTCGCGCGCCACCGCCTGCACCGCGTTCTCGCAGTTGTGCACTAGGAACGGTCCCCGGACTCCCAGCACTACGAAGCGTTGGCGCGGCCCGCAGTTCTGGATGTCGAACACGCGACGCGGTTCGTCGGGTCCGGACGCATCAGCAGCTTCGTCGCTGGCCAGCCGTGCGCGATCCGATAGAGCAGAGTCGTCACGCCGATCCCCGTTTCGCGGGCCGTCTGCGCCACGGTAAGGCGTCTTCCCTTCAATCGGACGAACACGTTGTTTCGCCGGTTGCACGCTTGAACGTCCCGCGTCACCCACGTGCAGTTCTCTCGGCTGTACCCGCGGTTGTTGTCTCGGCGCTCGATCGACAAGCCCTCTCGATAGGTCGGCCACATATCCGCCAGGAAACTCTCGAAGGCGCGCCACCGGCGACAGACTCGTATCCCCCGACCGCCGTAGTTCTTCCAGGACTGATGCGTCGGGAGCCGGCACCGGTCGCGCATCGAGCGCCACACCCAGTAGATCGGGTGCGCGGTCATGCCGTGCTTGGTGTTCGCCGCTCCTATCAGCGCTCCGGTCTTGCAACCGCAGTTCGGCGTTCCGCCGCGCTTCAACTCCCGCAGCACGTCGGATCCTACCTTGACTCTCTGCTTTCCGCAGTCGCAGCGAAAGAGCCAGAAACGCTTTCTGCCGTCGCTGCGATCCGGTCTCAGCGCCGTCAAGCAACCAAAGCGGCAACCGGATAGGTCGCGGGTCCTGTGATGCAGCTTGCCAGCCTTCATCGGTCAATACCTCGTGGTCGCGGGTCATCAACACCCCGTCAACGCTACAGCATTGCTTTTCGCCATTGAACACCTTTCCACCGTGACGCACGAACTCGACGCCGTCGTGCACGAGGTCGTCGGATAGCACGTTCTGGATCGGCACCCATCCGCGACCGGTGAAGACCTTCGTACCCGCCGCCACGCACAGCTTGCCGCCATAGGTCGTCTCCGCGACCATCGCCCCGCGCGCCGGCTTCCAGAACTGCAGCTCCTCGCGCGTCACCGACTTCTGCACCTGCTTGCCCTCATCGTCGACGAGCTGGAAGACGCGCGTCTTCAGCACGATGGACGGTTGCCAGTAGCGGATGCACCGGCCGCTCGGCAGGCGCATCAGCAGCACCTTGCCGGTGGACCTGAACGACACGCGCCCGGCCCGGTGCCGGCTGCCGGGCTCCAGCACGGCCGCGAAGGCGGCGTCCTCAAGGTCGCGCCACCACTGCGCGATGCAGCGGTTCGCGAGGCGCCAGGACAGCTTCACCTGCCGCGCGCGCAGCAGCGTCAGCGGCACGCCCCACTTCGCCGCGGTGCCGGCGAACGTCACGTCGCCCATGCCGTACTGCAGCGCCAGCGCCGCGACCTTGCCGAGCTGCCGCTCGTCGCTGTCGATGGACTCGGCCGTGAACACGTAGAAGTCCTTCGGCTTGCCGCCGGCGCGCCGTTGCGCGTCGAACTCGTGGAAGAAGGCCGTGACGTCGTCCTGGCCGGCGAGCCACGCGCACACCCGGGCCTCGATCGCCGAGAAGTCGGCGCCGATCAGCTCGCGCCCCGGTGGCGCCACGACCACGGAGCGCAGCATTTGCGACAGCGCTTCCAGCGGCCGGGCCTCGACCATCTCCAGCCCCTGCGGGTCCTCGGCCTCGACGAGATCGCGCACCAGCGCCGAGGCGGCGGCGGTGAGCTGGTTCTTCGGCAGGTTGTGGAGCTGCAGCCCCTCGCTGGTCCACCGGCCGGTGTGCGCGCCGCAGTAGTTCAGCGCGAAGCGCAGGCGCCCGTCGGTGCCGACCATCGGCTCGACGCGGTTCAGCTTCGCCAGCGACGCGGCCTTGCTGGCCTCGGCGCGGTTGCGCAGCATCTGCCGCACGTCGTCCGGCAGCTCACCGCGCAGCAGCTCGACGACGGCCAACTTGTCGATCGTCTCGGTCTTGTGGTAGCTGCCGTTCTTCTTTTTGCGCGTGCGCTTCGGCAGCACGACGCCGCGGTACTTGAGCCAAGACATCAGCGCCGGCGCCGCGGTGGACCTGCTGACTTCTGACGTCGTAGCCTTCCGCACTTCACGCTCCAGCACCTGCTGCCGCGCCTCGGCCATGCGCCGCAGCTTGCCGGCGAACGCTTGGTCGAGCAGCGCGCCGCGCTCGTTGGTGCGCTGGTCGACGAGCCACGTCAGGTGCTCCTGCACCGACAGCTTCGGCAGCGCGAAGTAGGCATCGAGCGTCGCGGCGACGTCGGCCTTGCAGTAGTCGGACAGCCGGCGGAGCTGCGCCGGCGACACCGGGGGGTAATCCCATCCGCCACCGGGCTGCGGCGTCGCGACGGCCAGCTCCATCATCAGCGCCGCGCCCTCGGCGTCCTTCTGGTGCGGCACGCCCAGCGCCTTGCAGAGCCCCGCCAGCGACCGCGGCAGGTTCACCGCCTGCGCCATGGCCTGCGTGTCGCGCCACTGCTCAGTCGGCACGATTGGCCAGCCGTGCCGCGGCGTAAGGATGTTCGCGCAAATCGACTTCTCGAAGGCCGCGTTGTGCGCGATCAGCACGCCGCCGGCGGCGAGGTAGTCCAGGATCGCAGCCGGCAACCTGCGCCCGGGGAACCACCGGACGTAGGTGCGCGGCGCGCGCGGGCCGGTGGCGTAGCCGAAGACGGCGCAGTGCACGCGCGTCGACGGGTGCTGCGAGTAGGCCCAGGCGCCGTAGGTGATGTCGTGGGCGCTGCACGTCTCCACGTCGAGCGACAGGACCCCGGCGTGCGCGTCGAAGGTCAGCGCCATGGCCTGCTGCCGCCGCGGCCGTGCGGCCGGTGGGACTCCGCGTCCTCGCGCAGCTCCAGCTCGATCGCCGCGGCGTTCTCGGCGATGTAGGCCAGCAGGGCCGCGCGCACCGGGCTGTCGCCCTCAAGATTCTCGCCGAGCCAGGACAGGTAGCTCGCCGGCACGCGGCCTAGCGGCTCGCCGCGGTGCTTGCCGAACGGCATCGGCGTCTCGTCGTCGAACTCTAGCACGGCTTCTCGGCCTTCTTCGGCTCGCGGTCCGTTACCTTGATACGGAAGGCCGACTCGTAGTTGGACGTTTCCCGCGTTACGCCGGTTACTTTCGGCGCTCGGTCAGCCGCGAACATAACAGTCTCGAACCAGTGCTGCACGGCCGCCTGCATCGTCGCCTCGTTCAGCAGTATGTCATTGTTTCCAATCATCATCGGTCGTCTCCACGCTTGAAGGAAGCCGGCGACGCCCGCCGTTCCGCCGTCTCACAAAAGCAGCAGCGGGCGCGTCGCCGGCAGGTGTGCTAGTCCTCGCCGAACAGGTCGTCGACCGACTTGCCGGCCTTGCCCTTCTTCGCCGGCGCGGGCTCCGCGCCCTCCGGCTCGTCGTCGTCCACCGCGCCGGCCACGGGCTCGAACAGCTCGTCGGCGTCCTTGCGGCCGGTCAGGGACTCGCCGCGGCGCAGGAGCTGCACGGCGTTCACGTTGACGCTGACGCCGCGGCCGCCCTTCTTGTTCGTCCAGGCGTAGGTGCTCAGGTTGGCGCGCACGTAGCAACCCGAGTAGATCACCGTGCCGTCCGGGTCCAGGATCGGTTGCACGTTCTGGTCGACGACCTGCGGCGGGTAGCCGTTGGTGACGCGCATCTTGTGCCAACCCTCGTCGAAGCCATCGTACTCGCCGTGGCACGGCTTGAGCGGCTGCTTGATCGGCGTGCCGCGCTTGTCGTTGCCGTGGTTCTCGGCGGCGCAGTCGGCGATCATCTTCTTGATCGGCTCCAGGTCGTAGTCGGGCGGGAACAGCAGCACGCACTCGTACTGCTCGCGGGCGTTCTCGTCGTACTTGCGCTTGACGAACAGGCCCTGGTGGAACGCGAGGCGGACCTCGTGGGTCGTCACCGAGCCGTTGTCGGGCGCGGTCTTCTCTTGCGGTTGCGGCTTCATGCTTCTACTCCGTTGTTGGGGATTCTACCTTGTCGAACACGGCGCCCGCGCTGATCGCGGGGCGCTTGTCACCTTCCTCGACCAGCACGGTGCCGGTCGCGGGGCGGACTGTCAGCGGGTCAACGAGACCTGCCTTCTTCTTGCCGAGCCGGCGCTCGGCCTCGGCGGGGGAGATCGGTTCGCGCGGCTTCCACGGGTCGATGCCGGCCTCGCCGAGCTTCGTCACGACGACGGCCTCTTCATCGATCCACTTCCGGTTGCCGACCTTCTGCACCAGCTTGTAGCCGGCGATCGGCTCGCCGCGGTTGGCCAGCTCGTAGGCGTGCGCACGCACGGCGCTGATCCACTCTTCGGCGCGCGAGAACAGCGGCAGCAGCCGCGCGACTTCGGCGGCGTCGAGCGTCTTCGGCTCCGGCGCGACCTTCGCCGGCACCGCGAAGACGTGCTGCGCCGAGGCGAGCGCGTCCTTCTTGATCTGCGGGCAGACCGCCTTCGCCTTGCAGAAGCGGCAGTGCGAGCCGCTGGCCAACGTCGGCCGCGGCTGCTGCGTCGCCTTCACCGCGGCGACGACCTCGGCGCCGAACTTCGTGCGCAGCTCGGTGGCGGACACGCTCCACGACCGCCACGGCGGCGAGTCGCCGAAGTAGCGCGGCTGCACGACGTGCAGCTCGACGGTCTCCACCTTGCGGCACAATGCGGCGTGCGTCAGCAGCGCGCCGAGCCCGTAGAGCATCATCTGCTCGTTGCGCTCGACGTCGACGAACACGCCGGCGCCGTACTTGAAGTCGAAGATGTGCAGCGTGCGGCCGTCGGCCGACAGCGTCATCTTGTCGGCCGTGCCGTGCACTTCCTTGCTGACGTGCACGCGCTGCTCGACGAACGACGCGCTGGCGCCGTCGACCAGCTCCTGCTGGCGCACGACGTCCAGGTAGCACTGGATCGCGCGCGCCATCTCGTCGCCGCAGCGGAAGCGGCCGTCGACGCTGACGGTGCCGAGGACCGACTTCGCCGCGCTGTCGGTCGTCAGGCACCGGGCGGCGAGCGAGTGGGCGAAGGTGCCCTCGTCGGCGTACTCGCTGGACTCGTCCGGCAGGCCGGCGCAGAGCGCGACGGACCCCGGGCAAGGCATCCAACGGTGCGCTGCGCTGGGCGCAAGCTTGGCGTGCGTGCTCACGCCTCGACGCCTTCGTCCGCGTCGACGTCCACGTCGTCGGCGTCGCTGGCGGCCGCCGCGGCCTTCAGCGCGTCGAGCACCGCGGCGTAGTCGGCCGGCTTGAGGTCGTCGAGCGTGACGGCCTTGAAGGACTGCAGGACCTTGCGCGAGGCGTCGAAGCCGTCGGGCATCTGCCCGAGCACGCGGAGCTGCAGCTTCAGGTCGTCCTTGGTAACGGCCGGCGCGGGCTTCGGCTCCTTGGCCTTGCGCTTGCTGACGACATCGGCCTTGAGCGCGGCGACTTCCTGCGACCTGTTGGAAGTCTCCATGTCTGCAGGGCGCGCACCGACGATGTCTGGCGCTGGCTGCTTCGGGCTCGGCAGGTGGGTCGACAGCGGCGGCATGGCGCCGAGCATGCCGAGGACTCCGGCGAGCGCCTTACGCTCCTCGGTGCTATCGGGATCGTACGAGAGAGTGACGGTGACGTTCATCGGTCTTTCCTGTTTGGGGTAAGCTGGTCTTTGACGACTGCGACGCATTCGCTCCACATTTCGCCGGGATAAATCGCCTGCGTATTCGTGCCGCCGGACGGGATTGCGACGTCGAACATCTCTGCGTGTTTTGCCGCGGTTATAACGTTACGCCTTGAGCGGATCTTAGGCGCTAGCACTTTGAAAGGCGCTGCCCCTCCGAAGCGCCGGCGCCAGACTTTGCGCACTGCGTGGCCCAGGGATGTGCGCAACTGCTGGGTTATCCCGACGCCGCGGCTGTCGACGGCCGACAAGGTCCACAGCATATGCCGCAGCGTCCACCACCCGTAAATTGTGAGGCAGTCGGTGGCCGGAAGCCTGTCGCGCTCTATTACTGCGATCGCGGCCCGGTCCTTCTCGCTCAGCAAGCGCAGAACCTCGTTGATCCCGGTCACTGCAGCACCTCGCTAATCATCTTCGTCTTGGTTCGCAGCGTCGCCGTAATGGCCTCGTCGCACGTCCCGGCCAGCGCCAGGAACCGCACGCGCGTCTTCCGGCCCTGGCCGATGCGGTGGATGCGGTCGGCCGCCTGCGCGTTCTCGCCCGGCACCCATGACAGCTCGACGAACACGGCCTCTGAAGCGGCGGTCAGGGTTACGCCCGTGCCGCCGGCGACGATGTTGCACACGATCACGCGCGGGCCGCCGTCCTGCTGGAAGTCGAATACGGCGTCGGCGCGGGCCTTCCCGGTCATGTCGCCGGCCAGCCAGCGCACGCCGTACGAC